CTTGTTATTTCTTTTAAAGCCTGTTTCATTTCGTGGTTTACATATTTGTATATTGTCATGTAAACTGCTGTGCTGTAGCTTTTAGGAAGGTCATTATTCACTATGGCATCTGTTAATAGTTGTCTAGTAGTGAAATTCACATACGTTTTCAACTGCTTTAGTGTTTTTTGTGTTGGTTCTTCCCTGTGAGATGGTAAGAGATGGTTTAAAAAATAGTATCCTCTGTCTTGGTATAAAGTATACACTATTTCATCCCTGTTTAATGACTCTTTTATGTTTTGTTTTATGGTAGAGTCTTCCCCATAACTTTTGTAGACTTTACGCATCTTATGTGCGTGTCTTCCCATAGTTGCCTGTGCATCTCGCACAGAGAACTCATAATTTAATTTAGGCATATGATTTGGTTTTGGTTATTGATTTAATTTCTTTAAATAATATTTTAATTGGTTGCTGCACTTCCTTTTAATTTCATCAAAATTCAGTACCTCTGCACCATAGTCTACTACGTTTGATTCATCGTATATGCAAACGCACATATCAGCAAACACAAAATGGTAGTATCTCATGTATTGTGCATCACTCTCTAGTCTTTTATACCCTGCTACTATTAGCATATCATCTACAAATTTTATGTTGTAGGTTACGTCTTTCTGATAGTAATTCTCAAGGAAATGCTTCTTTAAAGCCTTTTGATACTCTCTCACATAATCTTCCCAAGTATTCATAACTTATTTTTTAGTTAAATAATCTTAATTCTACTTTAGCCATTTTACAACAGGTGAACCAATCGTACTTCTTACCTCTAGCTTGTATCTCTCTCGCCTTTGGATATAGTACTTTGTGTTTCCACTCTTGTATGGTTTTAGCCTGTTTATCTGCGACTAATACAGCACTATTAAACCCCTCTGTGGTTAGTTTAACAGCTTTGCGTATGCGTACTCTTGTTTTCATCTTATTATTGATTTGGTTTGGTGGCTAAGTCAGGATTTGAACCTGAATGAGTTTGACCTCTCCCCTCTACAGATGGCTATCATCACCTGTGAGCAAAGCCATATAAAAAGAGGGCAACACCTTTTGATATCACCCTCTATGAATTATTATGATACTAGCACTTCTTCCTGTGCTATCACCTGAGCCAACGTCTTCTGTACAGAATTTCCTTCCTTCTTAACTATTCTGTAAGCATCCCATAACATAGACTTGTATTTGCTTATGTTCTTCTGTAGCTGTTCACTCCCATACTTACCTGATACTTTCATACCATCTGTTAAGGCATTATTCCACTCTGTTGTGTCTAACGTCTTACCTTTCCATTGGATTTTAAAATGGATTGGTTGATTCAGTTTTACGAATTGACCTGTTTTGTTGTACTTCTTTAAGTACTTGATATATGTCTCAAAGCTATCTACTGCTTGAGCCATAACAAAACCTACTTGACCTGTTTTCGCTTCGGCTGTTAACTCCAAAGACTTATCCTCTCCTTTGGTGAAGATAGATACTCTGATTAATTGTCCCATTATGATTAAATTTAGGGTTATCTGCATTATTGCATTGTGATAGGGAGGGGAGTTGAACCCCTCACTCAAGATACAGGTTTGCTTTATATGTTCGTACAATTTCCACAAACTTCACTCCTGAACGTACCGACTACTCCCTACCTGTTTGGTCTCATAGACTGCTCAATTTGTTATTTCATTTCCGAATAAACGGATTTCACCGAAGTAGAGCTTCTCCGTTTTTAGCTTCACCGAATGAGGCAGGATTCCACAGACTTCACCTATGGCATCTCATTCTCGGCTAGTTGGTTCTGTCCCAAAGTTCTGATTCTAGGACTACACCCAACCCTTTGACCTTTTTAAGTACTTCTAGTACAGAGGTCTCCCTCTAAGTCAAGTTTGCAATCACTAATCCGTAGATTTTCGGTGTTAGTTCCCTACAGAACGTCATTATACAGGCTCTGCGTGATTCCATTTTTCAAGATGTCAATGAACGACTAGGCATTTCGGTTCGCTTTTGAGCTAGGCATTTCACCTCAGAAACTTATTCGTGTTTCTTCCTGTTAGCTCGGAGCTATCTCTATGTTTTATCAGATAAGATTTTCACCTATTCATATTCTCGTATCAGAAGCCATCTCAGACTCAGAGGAAACTACCCTCTCTTGAATACTTATCTTATCTCATGTGGGTGACAAGCCCTGTTGCTTTCGCTGTCGTTGTTCGTTTTGGTTACATCTCAATTATACAAAAAAAGTTTTAATAACCAAAACTATTGTTTAAAAACAGCCCTGTATATATAAGGTAGGAAATAGGTGATTTTGGGCTAAAATTGACGTTTGTACGACTTTGTACGATATTGATATTAATTGATAGCATAGCATTTTCTCCTCAGAATTTGGTTTTTGTTAAGTTCTTAGTTTTCAGGTAGTTATGTAAAAATGTATCGTTTGAACAGATACAAACAGACTTTCTTTTTCTGTAAAACTCAGAGAAAAATCATTTAATTCCCTGAAAATCAGGAGGTTATGAGAATTAAATCATATAATATGGTGTGAATTGATATATNTAAAGTACTGATACCCAATGGTTTACAAATAATGATTCTTTTGATTTTACCTTTTCCTTCATTTTAGTTCCTTGCGTTTTCCCTTGAGAACCCTAGGGGGTGGTTGATGTTATTACTACCCTGACAGATACCAACTTGAATCGCCCTCTGCTATCAAATGCATTACACTTGCTATGCACTTGCATTGCTTTTGGTATGCACCTTGTACTGCAAAGTAAAGTAAAGTAAAAGAAAGTATATTAAAGAGACTTAATGCCGATAGGATTTTTGTATATTTGGATGTGCCACTCTAAAGGCTATATGGAAATTCCATTTCCTATATACCTTTATATAAACAATATAAAAGAACATTCTGAACATGGCATTGATTATCAAGTAGTTAGGTAAATAGTTTGTATTATTTGTGGGAACAAAGTGATATTGTAAACAAACATTATTATATTTGCTATGAACATTAGTGACAAAACAGAATTTAAATTAAACATTAAATGGGTAGTACAGCTAGTAGCTTTTATCGTTGCTTTGGTTTGGGGATATGCCAAACTAGATACAAGGATAGCTAGACTAGAACACACACATGATAGATTGGAAGTTGAAATGGAGAACAAGCCACAGGATGTAAAGCAGGATACTGAGATAGGGACATTGAAGGAAGATGTTAAAAGACATGAAGATATATTGCTTGAATTACTTAAATCAAAATGAAAAAAACTGCTGACCATTATCTATACACAGAGCAAGACTTTAGTAATATCGTTGATTATAAGATGGGGGATATTATAGAAGCAGAGGTGGGAGTGTTCCTACGAGTAATAGAAAAGGAGGACAACACAATTTTAACTGAACAGGTTTGTATTATTCCTGAACCATCTCAATATAGAAGTAGGGATGATTGGGAAAAAGATACAGACAACAGTCTATTGGATTTGATACTAGAAGCTAAGAATGAAGACGAAAAAGAAATGTACATTCATCTAATGAAACACATAAAAGAAATATATCCATATGACAAATTTAAAAAAACCTTGGAAAAGGTTCGGCAATAAAGTACCTACTAACAAACATGAATGCTTCTATTGTGGAGACTCCCTCAATGATTGGACTCGTACAGTAGACCATATAATACCAAAATCTAAAGGTGGCATTTTATCAAATGATAATAAAGTTTGGTCTTGTAAAAGATGTAATTCTTTTAAGGCTGATTCAGATGTGGTCACATTTAAAAACATGGTTACGTTTCTTCTTAATGAATTGAATAGAGACCATGAGAATAAAGTAGGCTATTATGTAAGACTGAAAAAAAGATTAACGATGTTATTAAAAAGTATAGATGGTGAGCAAAAAACTATTGAAATCAAAACAACAAAAGATAACGCTAAATCTCCTGCACGACAATCTAAGAGAGATTGATATTAATGAACTTACACATAAGTCATTATATTACGTTGATGAAGAGACAGGGGACATGACTCAGATAGGAGAGTACTTTGGTCATAATGCTTTAGAGATGGTAGAGAATATAAAGCGTAGGATAAATAAAAAGGTTATATATTCTATGGTATTCCAAAAGCCTCTAGAAGAATTGACTAAGATATATACATCTAATGAGATGATGATTCTATTCTACCTGATATCAAAGATGGGGTATGAGAATGCGTTGTTTGGTATAACCTATAGAGGGGTTGCTAAGAAATTGAAGTTAGGTCTATCCACAGTTTCAAATACAATGAGTAAGTTTAAAGAAGATAATGTCCTGAAGGTGTATGGGAATAAACAGAAAAAGGTCTATTATCTTAATCCTTCCATAGCGTGGAAGGGGAATAGAAGTAATATTAGAAAAAAAACAGGGATGTTTTTGAAAAAAAACGTCAGCGATTCGGCTAAAGCCGAATAGAAAAAGATTAATTATGAGTGTGAAAAGCGAAAGAATAAAGACTTCCATAGGAGACTATAACCCTGAAGCAATGTTTTGGGATGGGTTTGATGAAGCTTTAATAGGTGTTAACAATGATGGGTGTGCTGTATATGATACAGGAAGAATGACTAAGATACTTGTTAATAGAGACAACATGATGCCTGAAGATGCTGTGGAATTTTTAAACTACAATGTATACAATAGCTACATTGGAGAGTATACACCTATACATATACAATTATTATGAGCAAAGAAAAAAAGAAAGACATTAATTACTTTAGACAAGTAAAAGAATTTGGATACAGACCACCTGTATCTACACCAACTAATTTAGAAGATGGATATTATAATGTTATATTCCATTACAATCCACACAAAGGATTATTGTATTGCATCAGTAGAGATGAGTATAGAGAATACTTTAATGGAGAGCCATGTAAAACAGGAGTTGGTAATAATCTCACAGAAGCTTATGAGAGTTATAAAAAAAGAAACAAGATTAAGTGAGTAAGATATATGAAATAGAAAGTAGTGAGTGGATGCCAAAGCACGCACCATTAGAATATCCTAAAGAGTTTGTTAAGTGGATAGACAGTATGAATAAAGGGTGGAGAGAGAAAGGAACATATGAACCATTTGAAATTTATTGTAGACAAGCTGAAGAGTGGTGTAAGCAGACTGATGATATTTTAGATTATCATGACGAAGAAGAACAAGAAGACTTTATAATAAGAGAATACTTTAGATGTAGAGACAACTCTTTATATGCCTGTAATAAGTATGGGTGGTTAAAAGAAGGGGATGTAGATTCAGGAGGGCTATCGTTTGAAGCTTGGGAAGCACAGCGTATAGTTTATTTCTTAGCAGACTGTGGGTATAATATATTAATTGGGAAAGCTAGACAGATAGGATTTACTTCTATGTTAGGTCTTCTAGCTAACAAAAGAATTAATTTTAATAAAAGTTATTATGTCAAGTTCGTTACACACACAAAAGAAAAAGGAGAAGAAATCTTTAGAGATAAGATACAATGGAGTTTTGGTAGATACCCATCATGGCTTAGGAATAGTGTATACAATTTCTCACACAACCTTTTATCCCTACGTTCAAAAGGAGAAGAGAAAGGACAAACAGCAGGAGCAAACTCAATGATAGAGGTTGTTACTCCTAAAGTGGATGCTATCAATGGGGGTCAACCTAACCTTGTTCTTATAGATGAGATAGGATTGATTCCCATATTCACTAGGATGATGAAAGAAGGAAGACCTGCTTTGTATTATTTTAATCCAAAGAACAGTAAGATGGAAATGAAAAGACAGCTTATTGCATGGGGTACAGGAGGGGAGATGGATAAAGGTGGTGCAGTATTTGAAGCAGAATTTAAAGCTGCATACAATGCATGGAAAGAAAGAAAGTTTAACTATGGAGTAATACCATTATTTTTTGATTGCTTCGCAAGACAAGGAATGACTCAGAAAATATATGACGAAGAAAAAGAATATTATTATTCTGTGACAGGTGCTGAGAAAGAAGTCTCTAGGGTACAGTTTCATCAACACTATTGTTTAACCATAGATGATATGTTTCTTAGAAAGAGTTCTACTATAGTTCCAATCAATTTAATTAATAAAGAGATATTAAAAATAAACCATTTAGAAAAAGAAGATAAGCCACAGTATGGATACTTCAGACCAATCTATGATGTGAATAGCCCTACAGGAGATGAAACTGTTCCATATAAAATATTAGGTGCAGACTTTGTGCCAAGCAACGGAATGGATGATGACAGAACAACTTGTGTGATATTCAAACATCCTGAAAAAAATTGGCAATATAGATACTATATGGGTACTGACCCCATTAACTCAGAGACAGGTAAATCTAAAATGGCTGCTACTATATGGGATTCTCATGGAGAGACTCCTGCCTGTGTAGTTAATTGGAGGATACAAAAGTTTAAAGAAGTTTATCTTCAATGTTTATTAGCAGGGATGTATTACGATAATGGGACAGACACATTAAAAGAATTAGTTGAATCTAATATAGGAGATATGTATGTGGACTTTCTAGATACGCATGGACAAGGAAGAAGACTAGCAGGGAATGCAGACCTACCAAAGTACCTACAAACACCAACATCAAAGTGGTGGGGTATAGCTAACAGGGCTAACACAGCAGGTAAGATAACAAATAAGATTATAGAAATGATAGATGTATATCATAAGAATATTTTTATATTGTGGTTTTGGTTGCAATGCAAAACATTTGTAGAGAAACCATTAAGAGGAAATTCCTTAGTGAGACAATCAAGATATCAAGCTGCAGATTTGAAGTATGATTTTGATGATGTAATCTTTTCTACAGGATTTGCGTATATATGTTCTGATGCTTTTAGTAGATACGAGCCACAGGAAATATTTAACAAGAATGGTATAAAGAAAAAGAAAAGGTATGTACAAAGTAGAGAGACTAATTGGAAACTAAGATTAGCAGAAGTTGATGGGAACGGAAAAGTGTTGCGATATATAAGTAGAAGTTCTCAATAAAATAAATTATATTTGCAGATAAGGTTTAATTTAAATAAATTATAATGCCATTAAAGAAAGGCGATTCAAAAGAAGTAATTGGTTTTAATATAAAAGAACTTATGAGTACAGGAAAATATAAAAAAGCACAAGCAGTAGCAATTGCTTTAGATAAAGCTAAAGAAAAAGATAAGAAAAAGAAAAAAAAGAAAAGTGAAAAAAAGAAGGATTATTAATTTAAATTTCTAACAATGGAAAAAGAACAATTATTTGGATTAATCAGGCACGCACTTACAATTGGAGGTGGTGCTTTGGTAGCTAAGGGTATTGTTGAAGAAGGAGTAGCTGCCGAGATGGTAGGTATTGCAATGTCAATCCTTGGTGTAGTTTGGTCATTCACTTCTAAAAAGAAGTAGTGAATGGACTTACCTAGCATAGAGATGTTTGAACCAACTGCAAGGGATATGAAATTAGATTATCCTGAGTTAGCTGAGGTGGAAGAGTTTAAGAAACTAAATGCTAGGGAACTAAAATTTTGTTGGTACATGGGGAGTAGAACCTCCCCATTTGCCAATATGAATAAGAAGAAAAGATTAAAGGTAGCATCAGCTACAGCATGGGGAGGATATCATGCACAGAAAAAGCAGATAAAAGAATTAGCAGAGGGAAAACTTACTGATGACATTATTGTAGGAATAAACAAAATGTCTACATTCAACCCCTCAGTAAGACTAAAAGCAAAGTTTATGCAAGAGTATATCTTTGAAAAGATGCAAACAATTATAATAATAAGTCCTGAAGATATGGATGAATTGGATGCAGACGAAAAAAAGAAATAACGCAGAACTAGCTTTAAAGGTATCAGGAGAAATTGATAATGTAGTAGATAGAATGGAAAAGGGATACGGAGTGAAAAAGAAAGATGGTGGCACAAGAAAAGCCAAAGAGGTGAAGAGAAGCCTTTCAGACATTGTTGACAAAATAGAATGACAAACTTTTATTTATGCTTTTTATAGACTATAACACTACAAGACCAAATAGATTAACATCAACCAAGGATGAAAAATACCACATAGATTTTGCTAGGTGGACACTACAAGGATTACAAGATTCTGCACACCAAGCATGGATTAGAAGGTGTATAGTTAATTGGTCTTTTTATAAAGGGGGAGATGGTCAATGGATATTTGAGGATGACTTAGAAAACTTTTTCTTAGATGAGTCAGGTGATATTAGAAACAGATTAAAGATTTTCTAAGAACTTAATAAAACCTATGGTTCAACAATACATAGGTAATGCTGTAAGACTAAACTTTACTGCAAGAGCAAAATCAGTTTCAGAGTTTGTTATAAATAGAAGAGAAGAAGAGTTAGCTAAAATAGATTTCCTTCATGGAATGATGGAGTTAGCACCTGAGTTTGCAGGGGTTATTGAAGAAGAGTATGGAGTTCAACAAGGAAAGAAGGAAGAGTCTAAGGCTATTTTTGAAAATGTATTTGTAGATGAATACGAGAAAGGAATTAACAACTTAATCAAATGGACTGAGAAAGAAATCAATATGACTGAATGTAAAATTCAGTTGGCAAAGAGTTTAGCAATTAATGGAGTAGGTGTATACAAAGGGGAAGAAGTAAACGGATTTTATAGAGGTGGTCAGATAGACCCTATGTATTGGTGGTTTGATAGGTCAGCAACAAAGCAAGACTTATCAGACTCTGAGTATATGGGTCATTGGTATTTTATGGATGTTCCAACAATGTTTGAGAAATATCAAAAGCTTACTAAGGATGAAAGAAAAGTATTAGAAAATTATTCTTCTAATAATTCAAATAATATAAATAGAGTATTAGATAATTATTATCAGTATTCTAAAAACAGAATCCCTGTATACGAATGCTATTGGAAAGATACAGAAGAACAATGGTACGGATGGGTGACTGACCAATTTGGATATCCATATTATACTCAAGTAGGAAAGGGAACTAATTATTCAGATAAAGATTTGATAGAGCCTCCTACAGATTCTCATGCTAAAATAACTAAAGGGAAAAAGAAAAGTAAGATATATGTAGATGTGTTGAGGTATGCTATCTTTATTCCTAAAGAAGAAGTTTCTGCTACAGGAGAAGATATCTTATTAGAATGGGGAGAAGTTCCTTATCAAGAAGATTACAAGTATGACCCATCAAGTGTTAAGTTTCCTTTTAAAGCTTATTGTTGGGCATATGACAAGGGAGAAATATTAACTCCATTAGATGATTCTATTGACCCACAAAGATTTATTAATAGATTGCTTTCTGTTAGTGAGTCTCATATTAATAATGCTAGAGGAACAGGAACGATTATTGCAAAGAATGCAGTAGACCCTAGAGATGGAGAAGCTACAGTAGTTAGAAATATAAATAAATCAAAACCTGTTTTCGTAGATATAACTAGAACAGGTTCTGTACAAAACTCTGTAGGAACATATCAATCAAATGTAGGTCAATCTGTCATGGGATTGTTTGGGATTATACAACAACTACAAGTTGGCATACAAGAAGTTTCAGGAGTAAATGAATCTATGGTAGGTTCAGGAAATACTAATGATGCATTGGTCGGAGTAGTTGAAGCACAAATACAAAGAGGAACTTTAATTCAAGAGCCTTTTTATTATGCTTTAACAAATATTCTAGAACAAGCGTATAACCATATAGCTACAGTAGGAAAGAAAATTCATTGTGATAATCCTAGACGTTTAGCTATTATAATGGGAGATAAGGATGCTGAGAAGATTAAGATTACTAAAGATATGCAAGCATCTGACTTTAGGGTATTTGTTGAAAGAAGTATGCCTGAAGTAACTCAATTGGCTGCAGGTAATGAATTGATAATGACATTATTGCAAATGCAATTACTTAGTAAAGAAGATGCTCAAGACTTATTTAATCGTGCAACTCCTTCTGAAATAGCAGAAAGAATGAGAAGAACAGCAGCACTACAAGGTCAGGTACAGCAAGGTATGGATGCTATTCAAGTTCAAAACCAAGCAGGAATGGCACAAGCTGAGATGGTTAATGCAGAAGCACAAGCTACTGCTGCAGCTACAACCAATGTTACAGGAATGCAGGAGAGAGAAAAAGACAGAAGATTGGAGATAGAGAAGATAGAGAAGAGGGGTGACATCCAAAAAGAAAAAGAAGCAATGAAAGCAAATGCCGAAGTTAAGAGTGCAGAACTGAAATAATTTTTTTATATTTGTTAAATCATAAACTTATTTATATATAATGGAACTAACTATTGACCAATCAGACTTAATTTCTCAGTTAATTAATGATAATTACAAACAAGTCGTAACTGCTTTAGAACTTCAGGTTACTCCACATACCTTTGCCATTTCATCAGAAGATGAAAATCCTTTTGGAGAAGCAGGTAATTCTAGTGCAAGAACTTGGTACTATGGAACTTTAACTTATAATCAAGTTCAATTGGAAGGAACTCTTCAAGTTGTACAGTCTGATAAAGTTATAATAGAATATATTGGAAGTGAAAGTAGTGATGGAGACCAAGCCTCATACTCAGGTATGTTGTTTAATCAGATAAAAATAAATGGTTCAGATGCAATGCCTGAAGGAATAAATATTGTTTTTTCAGGATTAAAGTTAGAAAACCCTTTAAAAAGAGAAGCTTGTTCTTATTCAAAAGAAATGGGAATATCTTTTCTAGAAGAGAAATTAACTTATTACAAAGAACTTGATGATGCAACTCAACAAGAAGCAGAGGAAGCAGGAATGGGTTGCTTAGAGTTGGGAGATGTTAGTGCTTGTGCCAAGCAAGCAGACCTAGCAGCTAAATCAGATGATTATAAATATACAATTGAGTGTATAGAAAAAGCTTTATCAGAGGCTGAAGAGGCTGAAGACCAAAGGAAAGCTGCTGAAGAACAAAGGCAAGCAGAACTTGAAAAAGAGCAAGCAGAAAAAGAAAAGGCTGCTGAAGAACAAGCTAAGGAAGATGCTGAGGCTAGAGAACGACAAGACTTAATTGACTTTCAAGAGGTGCATGGAATATTTTGTTCTGAGTTAACAATAGAAGAATTGTTTGAAATAAAAGAAGCTACTGAAATTCAGATTGATACTTTAAAAGAACAAACTTCAGAGTGGAAAATGCTTGTTGATAAAGCACGAAAAGAAAGAGATGAACAATCTGCAGAAGCATATATTGCAGCTTATGGATGGAATCAAGCTATAGACAACAATCATGAAACTGTTAAGTTTTTAGATGGAAAGATGGAATCTATTGGTATGTGTGAAGAATCTAGAGAAGCTGAAGTAGAAAGATACAAAAAAGCTAAAGAAGAAGAAAAGAAAAAGAAAGACGAAGAAGAAAAAGCTGCTAAAGAAAAAGCTAAAGAAGAATTTGAAAAAGAGATTAAAGAAGATATTGAAGAAGTAGTTGAAGAGATTGAAGAAGTAGTTGAAGAGATTGAAGAAATAATTGAAGAAGGTGAAGGAGAAGGTGATAATGAAGAAGAGAAAGAAGCATAAGTGTAACAAGTATTAATTAAAACAAGTATAATGGCAGATGATAAAGTATTAGAAAAAACTGAAACAAAAGAAACACCAACTGTGACAACAGATGAAAATAAAAATATAGAGCCTACTAATGAAACTCCTAAGCAGGAAACTCCTGATGTATCTAAAGAGAAAACAGAATTAGATATCAATCATGTTATGGGATTGGCTTCAACTAATCCTGAGATAGCTGAGTTGCCTGAAGTAAAGGAAGTATTAGATAGGGTTAATAAGTTAGGTAAGGAAGAAGTTAAAGAAGATAAGGTAGAAGATAAAGTAGAAGATAAGGTAGAAGACAAAAAGGATGAAGTAAAGGAGAAGGAAGAACTAAATACAGAAAGAGATGAAGATGATGTTTTTGGATTTGGTATTAACAAAAAGAAAGAAGAAGTAAAGTTTGACAATGAAGGTGATTTTAAAAATCATCTTAAAGAGAAGTATTCCATTAACGACTATAACAAGTTTTTAAGTTCGGTTGATAAGTGGAGGAACGATAGTCAGTCCAAAGAAGAGGCTGTAACTAATTATGATAAATTAGTTGAAGGACTAGGTTCTTTACCACAACCAATTAAAGATGCCATAGACGCTTTTGCTAAAGCAAAAGATTATAAGGAAGCTTTCACTAATGCAACTCCTAAGTTGGATTTTAATAAAGAGGCAAAAGACTTTGACAACAAAACACTTGTTAGTCATTACTTTAAATCTAAAATTGAAAGACAACAAAAGAAGTTGGATGATGGTGATATTTATCAGGAGGACTTCAATGAATATGTAGAAGACTTAAAGGATTCTGCAGAAAGATTGTTTCGTGCCGATAAGAGAGATTGGGAAAGACAGCGTGCTGATATAGTAAGACGAGAAGAAGAGAAATCCTCTTCTATAAAAGATTCTGCTGCTAGTTCCGTTGATTCCCTAAGAGAAAAATATCCTAACTTCAGCAATAACGAATTGAAAAAAATTCGTACTCGCTTGGTTCAGCAGGATTTAGATAATCTTTTTTACGACAGAAACGGTAAATTCAGAGAAGATGCTGCTGAGAGAATAGCTTTAGCTTTGTATGGCGATAAGATGATAAATTCATTAAGAAGTAAATCTTATCGTGATGGAGAGACTAAAGCAAACTTGGATACTGTAGCTAGAGGCAAACAAAAAATTGATTCCAAAGGAAAACAAAATTCAGTTGGAAACCAACAAGCCAAGGAAGCAGTATCGTATCTTCAAGGACAGTTTGAGAAAGACCCATACAGTTAATTATTATTTTTTTTAAACTTTTAAAACGTAAATTATGTCGTTATACAATTCAAGTGGAAACCCAACTAACGTAGATTTAAACTCCGTTGGCTCAGGTTATGCTACAACATACACACATGATACGTCTTTGTTAATTCAGAAGGTTACTAACAAAGCTATCTTTGATGCAGCACCACAACAGTTCATGGATTTGAAACTGTTAAACATGAAACCTTTTTTACCTGTCGCATCTGATGAATACTTTTTTCAAGAGATGGGATGGCAGAGAAATGCAATTGCAGCAACATCTGTTGTGGCAACAGGTACAACACAAGTTATTGTTATTGCAGGAACAGAAGCAACTAACATTGCCAAGGATATGATTATTGTTTATCCTGACAATACTAAAGCTATTGTTCTTTCAGTTGTTCTTACAACAGGTTCAACAACTTATGATGTGTCAGTTTCTCATCTTAATGGCACAGGTAACTTACCTGCTGTTGCTATTGGAGATGTGTTTTCTTTGCTTTCTTCAGTAGAAGGAGATGGAGTTGATGGTTTTGCCAACTACTTCAGAGCATCTACTATTGAGAAAACAAATTACGTTCAATTATTTTCTAAGGCAATCCGTTATGGAGAAGTAGAACTTTACAAGTTAAGGAATGCTGCTACTACTAGCAATTACTTAGAAATGGAAAAGAACGCAATGTTCAGACAATTTAGAACAGACCTTTCAAATGCATTTTGGAATGGTGAGAGAGGTGAGGTAACTACTGCAGATGGAACACTAGCAAAAACTACAGGAGGAATGTATCCTTCAATGGTAGCTGCAGGTTCTCCTAATGCAACAGGTGTTACTTTAGCTACACTTCAAGCAAATTTTGAAACTGTTATTCTTGCTTCTGAGTATGGAGATTACGGTGCAGTTAGATTTGCATATGCACATCCTAAGCTTATCTTAGAATTATCTAAGGTATATAAAGAGCAATCAACTAGATATACTCCTAATGATGATATCGCTAAGTTAGCGTTAACTGAAATTGATTTAGGTTCTTCTAGAATTGTTTTGATACCTTACGCTAGATTTGGAGATTCAGCATCTTTCCCTGCTGCATGGAAGGAAAGATTATTTATTCTTGACCACAAGAATATTAGTCTTCGTCAAATGTGGGGAGAAAGAAGTGGTGAAACTTTGGACAGAAGTGGTGGAATCGCAAAATCTTACAAAGAGATGTTTGTTGATGCTAACATGGGAGTTCAATTTAATAACCCTCTTGCTTGTGCATTCATTGACACAACAGGTATTGTTTAATTAATTTTAAACTATAATGCTTAAAAGCCCTGCCTACTTTTACGGTAGGGCTTTTTTTATTAACTTTACAAAAACTATTAACATGGAAGAAAAGAAAAAGACAATTAAGAAAACACCAATGAAAAAAACGAAAGCTACTCAGACTCCTGCAGCACAAAATAAGACTGTAGAAGAAAATGAGACTGTAGAAGAAAATGAGAATATCAAAGAGTTCAACAATATGAAAGCCATGCTTGCAGACATGAAAGCTGAACTAACAAAGCTAAAGGGACAAAATAAGCCAAGCAGGGAAAACATAATAATTAATAATATTAAAGATGATATGCCTAATGTCATCAAGTATTATGATGATGATTATTTAGAAGAACCTTGTATATTTTTTGCATACAGCTTGCATTTTGTTTTAGCATCTGACAAAAGAAGAGGGAAGGTTTCATATTTGAGAGATAGAAAACCTGCAGTTTTTAACCCACATTACAGATATGTAAGAAGCACAGGGGGTAAAAGAGGGCAGGAAACTGTATCTATAAGTAGATTAGTTACTCATAGTAGAACAGAATCTGAATGGCTAAGAGACCATACATTGTATGGGATTAGATTTTTTGAAAACTTAAAAGCTACATTAGACCAAGACACATTGGTTGCTGAAAAAATGGTAGCAATAAGTAATCAATTAGGATATTATAATGATATGCAATTAGTCAATAGGGCTGCTCAAGAAGGATTAAATATTACAAACCCTGACATCAGTAAGGTTCGTCAGAAGCTGATACATCATCTTGCAAAACAAGAATTGCAAGCAGATGCTAGATTAAAAAAGCAAAAGGCTAAGAACATAGGAATAGTAGAAACAAAAGAATTAGGTCAAGCAGCAGCTTCAGGAGATACAGGTACGGATGTCTATTAAATAAATAGATATGGCGATTCTCGTTTCAGACATGATTAGTCGGATGCGTTTTGCATTAGATGCAGAAGGTGCTGACCATTACTCTGATACTTTAGACTTAATCCCTGCAATAAATGAATCTGTAGGTTGGTTAATAAGTGTAGTAAACGCTACATTGGGAAATAAAAAATTAGGAGAGGAAATCTTTAGGGAACTTTCTGAGTCAGTTGTTATAAGGACAGATGACACATCAAGATTCTCTATGGATATTCTTCCTGATAAAGCTTGGACTATATTAGCAATATACCCAAAGCCAACAGTTAGGTTAAAATGGTTCTCCACCAATACCAACTCCAATGCCTGAAGTATCTTATTATTTAAGTGACTATATTCATTTAACTGCAGACTATAGTGCAAAAAGGTTAACGGTTGAAGAGTGGGCTATAAATAAAAATAATCCTTTTGAAAAAGGAAATACTATAATTGATTCGGATTGTCCTGAGTTAATAGAGTATGCTTATTTAGATGCATTTAATTATTATAAAGAAGGTGGAGGTTTTGGTCTTCCTATATATAGTACAATAGAAATAAGACCTTCTGTTCCTAATGAAAAGGTTACGGTGTTTTATGTTAAGAAACCAATACCTGCTGTAGCAACAACTGATTCAATACCATTTCCTGATACAGTATTCCCACTTATCTTTAATAAGGCATTACAATATGTAGCTTACAAGCAAGGAGACCAAACTACACTATATACTGTAACAGCAGCAGATATAGCACAACTAATTAAAACTGTATTATAATGGCAACTTATAGATATGTAGCATATAACATTCAAACAGCATACAAGAAAACGTATGACGATTCTGATTTAACACTTAATCAAATAATATTTTGGATTAATGTAGTTGTTAATAGGTTGAGAAAAGAAAATGAAAAAGACTTTGAGCAAGGTAAACATTTAACTACTTTTTGTAAAATACCTAGTTAAGGTTAGTGATTAGTAAGAAAANNAAATATATTGACTTGCCTGTAGACATTGCTGATTTAGAAAGTCACAAAGGTGTACAGTATATAACATATAACTATGAAACAGGTTGTTGTTGTAGTGGTGCAAACTTTGCACAAGTATTCTTTCAGCCTACTACACCTATTAAATCTTTTAGATTAATGGGTGATGAATATGAAAAGCCTAAACCTGACAATCCTTATTTCTACAGAGTAACAGGGGAGGAAGGATGTAACAATGTAGATAGACTTTATTTCTTAGGACTAGAGTGTATTGATATTACAGATGTTGAGATAGGAGTTATATGTAGTGTAGATGCAAGTTCTGTTTGTGATTTAGATACTGAAGTTCCAATACAAGATTGGCTAGTAGAAGACTTAGTAACAAGAGTATTAAACTTAGGAAGGTTTTTATTAATTGCTCCACAAGAAATGATTAATGAAGGAAGTGACTTAACTACAAGGACTGCTAATGCAACTCCACAAGTAGCTACTCCACCTGCAACATTAGGTCAGATTGCACAAGCTAGAAATGCACAAGCTGAAAATACCCAACAAATTCAAAACTTAATGAGCAATGGACAGTAATGACTTCGTATCACCAAACCATATATTAGCAGAAACATTAGTAAATGTTAATGACCAAGACCTTCGTAATGGATTTACAAAGGGATGGTATATATCTAGAATGCAAGATGCATTACAGGAGTTAGCTTTTGATACATTCTATCAGGAGATAACACAGGACTTTGATTTCCCAACAAACTCTTTAGCTATTGCTATGCCAAAGAATGCATTTAATGTTAGGCAGATATATGTATATAATGCTGAGTGTTGTAGTCCTCAGAATAGTTCTGTTGTATATTGGAAAAGGAATTATGATAATGATGCAGGAAAGAACACTCATGGGTATACTGCAAGAGCAAAGGCTCATAGAGACCCTGACAATCCATTCATGCCATCATTTAGGGGAGCAGACAGATATCATTATGCTAACATTCAAAATGGAATTATAATGTTTAGCAGTAGCTGTAGTAAGTTTCAAAAGATAAGAATAGTTTATAATGGGATGGGAGTTGAAATAGGTGACGAACCAATTATCCCAAGATTCTTTGAACGATATATAAATCAATATATTGAGGAAAGATATTACTCAGCCATGAAAGCTAGAGACCCTAGAAAGTGGAGAATACTTTGGGCAGATGCAAGTGCTATGAAAGATAAGGAAGGAGAGAAAGCAAGGATGAGGATTGCTGCAATGAATAGCTTTGAGAAACAATCATTAGAAGAATATATATCAAACATAGTAGCTAAATAATGAAACAATTACACTTTCCAAAAGACATAAGAACTTTTACATTAGGAGCAAATTATGATATAAATAAAGAGTTTCTTGTAGGAGATAGGGGGAATTATATTGATGCCCACAATATGAGACCTATGGATATGTCAGAAGACAATGGTGCTTTAAAGAAAATTAAAGGGGAAGAATTAAAGTATGATGTAACTGCACAGGCTTGTGGTAATGCTACTATAGTAAACTTAACGCAATTCCATGAGTGTATAGGGACAGCAGAAGTTAATAATCACATTATAGATATATGGGCATATCCTAATCCAAATACTGCATTACCTTCAGAATCACCATGTATTCGTATTGATGGATTCATAGTTGCACAAAGCCATGAATTAGAATTTAGTACAGAGTATCCATTACAAATAGCAAAAAATGAATCTTGTACAGGTGGAGAAATTTATTTAACAGACAACAATAAGCCTCCAAAGTTTTTCAATGTTACAGACCTATTAGAAAACTCAGGAGCAATAGTAGGATTTCCATGCACAACAAAATACTTTGATGCATATGACCCTAGCCAAAATACTTTAGCAATTAAGAATACAATCAATGCACCAAAGATGGTACAGGTTGTAACGACAAATAATCCTGTAGGAAACTTTCCTGATATAGTTACACAAAATGCAGGTAATGGATTAGACGTTGGAGTATATGCATATGCTATACGATTTGTAGATGACACAGGAAATAGAACAGAATTATCTGAGTTTACTCCTATGCTTCCTGCTTTCTTTAATATAGATTCAAGAACATTTGTTCATCCATATTGCTATACTTATGGGGGTGATGTGGGGGATACAACTCCTTATGGATTTCATTTAGCAGTAAGAGCAGATGGTAGAATAGCAACAACATATAAATCATGTGAAGTTGTTAGATGTGCTTGGACAAGTGGAAATGCAATAGGAACTGCACCAACAGCTTTTGTTGTAATGAGATTTGATTTAGATGTAGATACAGTAAAATCATATCATGTTGTAGATAGGTCAATGAATACATTAGAACCTGTTGGAGAGGAAGAGGCTACTATACAAATCAATGCAGTCAATAAAGCCAAAGCAATTAGATTTTACAATAATCGTTTGTACCTACTTAATGTGGGTACGAATAGTACAGATATAGAAGACTTTAATATTGGTGGTGAAACAGACCCTGAAGAAGTAGATGGCTATGCATATGTAGACCATATGGGAATAGCAGGTCATCATAACCCATATAACTTTGCGTACAAAAGAGGTTATATGAATAGTGAAAGGTATGGATTTGGTATAGTTTATAGAGACCAAAATGGAAGTAAAACATTTGCACAACAATTGAAGTTTAATCAAGGGTCAGGAAGTTCTGATTACTTTGAGTTCCCTAGAAGAAGAAGTTTTATTTCTTCAGAGGCTTCTTCGCTATGTAACACAGGAGCATCATATCAAGCAGATGGCACATATTCAGGTGGAGTATTTACTCCTGCATATGGGACTACCTATGAGCCTTATGAATTTATAATGCCTCAGAATAGACCTGATGGATGTAAGTTTTTGAATTTTATAACTGCAGGTGCAAAGCCTAAAGGACAATGTTGGGGGTCAAGTTATAGTAATAAAGATTGGGAGTGGGCAGTTTGTAATGATTCTTTTATGCAACAATCTTGGGTAGATATATCTAATGTTGATACAAGAAAGTTCTATGGGCAATTACATCCATATAATGTAGGAGATGCTGCATTGGCTAATTCAAATGAAGGTCATGGATGGCAGCCTGCACAAGAATATTATTATGCGAATGGAAGTTTAACTCTTAAAACTTTTCCTCAAGGGTCTAATAACGGACTTATATCAGATAATAGAAGGAATGTAAACAATATGTTTGCTCCTGATTATTTTAGTATGGGATTAGCAATAAAAGAAATTAATTCTCCTGATTGGGCTACAGCATTTAGTATAGTTAGAACCCCTGCAGCATTTAAAGTTGTTGCACAGGGATTAGCCTTTTATGATATTATTGACCAATGGAGGTCTGCATATGGTGCTAGTAAACATACAGATGGATTTTTGTTTTACTCTTCTGATTGGAATACAAATGAAGGACTATATAGTTCATTGGCTACAGATGTAGAAACCAATCCACAAAGATATACAGTAGTATTAGAGTCAGCAATGGGATTCCAAACAGAGTTTTGGTCAAGTAAGCATGATTGGAATGAAAGGTCTACAAATATAGATATGATGTCTTTCTGTTCTATGATGAAAGATTTTGATGGAAGTCTAGGTTTAGGAAACAGCTACGCATCAGGAGAGAGATATTATTTATATGGCATAGATAATGCTGTAACTCCTGCAGTAGGAACACAAAACAATATGAAGTATGTTTGTTTTGGTAGATGGAGAAATGGAAAAAATAAATGCAGGTGATAAAAGTGGAACACCATTAACTCAAAATAAAAGAGAATACCAAATGGTATCTTGTGAGTTTATTTCAGGCTCAATGACCGAAGGAAAAAGGGCAGGAGAAAGAGGGGGTATGCATTGGAGAATAAAACTTGAAGGAAGTTCTTTTTATAGAAATCAATATTGTGGAGTTGGTCAAGCTGCAGGCAATGGTAGAAACTTTTTTGATGCTAATACAAAAAATTGGCATGAGCCTATATATATTGTTAGTATATGCAATCTCTTCAATGAGCCTTTGCAAGGACAAAATGTAGAGTACATATCTACAGGACACATACAACAATTAAAGTCTATCTTTCATATGTCTCAAGGAGTTGGGTTTAAAGACTATTTAGTAGATGAAAGATGGGAAGATTGTATTCCTGACTTAGAAGACCAAGCAACAGGATTGCCACTTAAAGATTCTAGAAACCCTTCAGCATCAACAGACTATTGGAAGTACCATAGATTTGTTCATGTTGCAGATACAGCAGGCAATGAAAGAAAATGGGTTAATGTTACTTATTGGGCAGCAGCAGCAATAGATAGTGTATTGTTGGATATAAAAAATAATGGAGTAGCAATTATTACAGATGGTCTTGGGAACACAGATTCAGTTTATGGTGTTTATAGGCATGAGAACTCAGGTCAATATGTAAACAAAAACGAACAGTTCCAATTAATATTTGATGACTCTGTAATTTTTGATAATGGATTAGATGCAAATGATTACTTAGAACAATCATTTATTGTGCCTGCAGGATTTGTAATATATATAAAGTATGATAAAAGAATACCCATAAGAGTAATGGGAGGGGATGCACATATAGGGGAATCCCTTATGGTTATTGCAGATTGTAAATATAGAAATGAAGATTCTGTGCCATTTATTTCTAATAGATTTGATTTTGATTTACCTATACCATATAATGAATTTAGGATAAACGAAAGAATGATTCAGGTCAATAGACCATCAGGTATTAATAAAGTACAGGATAATAATAGAGACAGTTTTTATAGAGGGTTTGCTTTAAATAATTCTGCATACTTGAGACAATGGTTAGCACATTATATATCTATGGCTAGAACTCCTATTGAGGCTCAGTATATGAAACCATCAATTCCTAATAGTGTTAATCAATATTATCCATTAGTTAGTTATAGGATGAGACCTTTTAATTGGAACACAAATGTTGATGATAATATATGGCAAGATTATCTTGATGATTTTGGTCAGGAGTCAGACCAATGGCAATGGGGAGGATTTAGATTTAACCATACTATAAATCAAGACTATGCTCAAGAGAATAAATATCACTCTTATGTTGCAAAGCCAATTGCATTTCAAGAAGAAACAGATTTTTGCACAAGAATTATATGGTCTGAAATAAAACCAATAAACATAAAAGACTCACCAAATGTAAGAACCTTTCCTACATTAAACTTTTTTGATATCTCAGATGATACAGGAGAAATTAAATATGCATATGATACTGAAGGAACTAGAGGTAGTAACTTGTATGCTATAACTGATAGTGGAGTTTGTGTGCTAATTACAGATAAAAGAATACTTACAGAAGTGAGTGGTCAAGAGTTAGCTACAATGGGTTCTGAACAACAAGGTGTTCAAAAACAAGTATGGATAGAGAAGACTAGAGGAATGACTGATGAGATGTGGAGAACAGCAGGGGAAAGTGACAATGCTTTATTCTATGCTAATATGGATTCTGTGTATATGTTAGCAGGAGATAAAGTAGAAGATATAGGAAGAATAAAGTATTACAATAAGCTACACCCTATACTTTCTAATGTTGGTGTTGGATATACAAATAAGGTACAAGGAGCATATGATAGATATCATAAAGAGTATTGGATTACATTTGACCAAACTATATTAGGAGACACAGGAAGATATAATAAGTCTTATACTTTTGCTTTTAATCCAAAACAAAAACATTGGATAGGGGGACTAGAGTATCTCTTTGATAAGTATTTATGCATGGATGATGCCACTATGTATGGTATGAAAAATGGTGAAGTATATGAGTTGAATAAAGGAAACGTAATAAATGGAAGCCCATTAGATTGCTTTGTAATAACAGCTTCTTCACCTAAGCAGCCAACAGATAAAGAGTTTACAAGAATAAGAATAAACTCTGATGGTAAGCCAACTAAGGTAGACTTCTATACAGATATGTCTCAGTATGAAGCTAATACTCCTGTAGCAAGTTTGAATACTGTTACTAATCCATTGGCATTAAAAAATTATTATGGGTGGGAACAATATATTCCTAGAAGAAGTGACAATACAAATCGTTTACAGGGAAGAATGATGTTGTATAAAATAGATTTTGAAGATTCAAGTGAATTTACTTTAGTTGATACAGAGGTACAGTATAAAGAACTAAAATGATAGTTGTTACAGGAAGTGCAAGGACAGGAACTTCATTGATGATGCAAACATTAATGATACTTGGATACAAGGGGGTAGCAGAAAAGTTTAAGGAAGTACACAATAAGGTAAGGTCATATAATCCAAAAGGGTTTTATGAATTAGAATTAGATGAAATAAAAAAATTAGACATAACAGATGAGGATACAGCAGTCAAAGTTTTTGGAGGTTGTTTACCATTTATAAAACCATCTCAAATTGAGAAGATGATAATAATGAAAAGAAATAAAAAAGATGCAGTTAAAAGCAGTATACCTGTTTTTAATTTACTAGGTTATGCCGAAGAGTATCTTACTGATGTTTCTTATGATTTGAATTATGCAATCATTGATGGATACATTAAACGATTCTCGTCAATTATTATTAACTTTGAAGATATAACTTTAAATCCTGAAAAGGACATAAGAAGATTAGTTGATTTTTTAAAACTAAATGTTGATGAAGAGAGAATAAAGTTATGTATTACTAACATTAAAAACAATTAATCATGGCAGCAGCAGCAGCAGCATTAGTAGCAGCAATCGGAGCAGCAGTAATTGGGGGAGTTCAATTAGCAAGTGCATCTAGTAAAAAGAAAAAAGCTAGGGGATTACAACCTGAAGCAGAACAGCCTGAAGCAAGATTAGAGTTAGCTAGAATGAAAAGACAAGCTAAAGCCTATGAGACAGGTAAAGCCTTTCAAAGTGAATCTGAGCAAATTCAAAATGTTCAAAGACAAATGAACATTAATACTGCAAGACTATCAGGTGGAGCAACAGGTGCAGCTATTGGTGGTAGTGCAAGAAACGCATTATCAACAAATGCAGCATTATTAAAACTTGCAGGACAATCAAGAACAATTGGACTACAGCAAAGACAACAACAAACTGCCCAACTAAATAGAATGCTACAAAGAAAAGATGACTTAGACCTTCTTGCACAATCTCAACTTTACGCACAAGCTGCTAAGTTAGATGAAGCAGGTTGGGGTAACATGAGTCAAGCAGTAAAGTATGGAGCAAGCTATGCAGGTGGTGGAGTTGCTCCTGATGGTGGGAATAATACAAGTGGTGTGGATTTAAATGAAATTATTAAAAAAATAGCAGGAGGTGAGGATGATGGTACAGGAGGTACAGATGGATAAGGTTTGTAATTATGTATTAGAAAAAAATAAATAAAATGGCATTAGAATTAAATACAGGAGATGAAGTTGCAAACTCGGTTGCCCAAACGATTAGCAATAGTACTAAAATTGTTGGTGGTGCAAAGAATGACTTATTGGCTAATCAACAGGCTCAACTAGATGTTAAAAATGATGATGCTGTTAATTTTGTAGCTGCAACAGCCAATAAGCAAGCAGAGGTTAATAATCTTAATACTGAAATGACAGCTAAGGATGTTATTCAAACTAATACTAAAGGTACAGGTGGAAACAATCAAACTAATATAGACCCTCAAGCTTTAGCTTATCAAGAATACCTAGACAGTATAGGAGAAACAGGAAACTTTGACCCAAGTTTCTACGAGAAAAATCAAAATAAAGGAACAGCAGGTCTTAGAAGTCAAATAAGGGTTGGTCAATATACAGGTAAACAAATAGGAAGTGTTCCAATATTTGCAGGCAATCAACTTATAGTTCCTGACTTAGGTTTGGAGCAAAGGTCTGCAGCAATGGCTAAAGCAGCAGAAGCTAGAAAGAAAGCAGCGAGGGAAGTTGCTAAGTATGCTCATATTGATGTTCCTCAGCAATATCAAAAAGGTGTTTCTCAAAAATCATTTGAACTTATAGAAAAATATCGCAAGCTGTCAGGTAATAATCTTCAAGTTTATACCGATGCAAACAATCCATTGTATGATATGTTCCATAAAGATAGAAAAGCATTACAGGATTTAGATTTAATCTTAACAGAAGCAGATAGGTTACAGAAATTAACATTAGATAAAAATGTTGCAGGAAAATATATTCCAACAGAAATGATTCAAGCTGCCACCTTCATAAAGAAAGGTTCTGATGATATAGATTATTTATTAACTGATGCAGGACAAAAAGAACTTAATGAGAAAATGACAATGATTAGAAGCTATGAAGATAGAATGAAGCTTCTTCAGTCAGCTAAAACTAGCATTGATAAAGATACAGAAACTATGTTCTCTGATGTTGCAGGCACAATGCAAGCTATGGATATAGATAAACAAAATACTATTAAAGGTCTAATAAATAAAATTGATATTAAAGGTACAGACAAAGCTGCTATAGCTAAAGTTGTTCATGAATTTGTTCCTGAAGATAGACTATATAGTATAGTAGAAGAATCTTACTCAGGAGGAAATATTTATTTAGATAAAGATTTAGTAAACTATAGTGAGTCAGAAAGAAATGCAATGACTGATGCAGAAATTGAAAAAATTGATAGAGAGTATACTATTCAAAAAGGAGTAGATGTATTAGAGGATATGATTGGGGAGAAAGTTACTGCTAACTTACAAGTGTTTACTAAGTATGCACCAAGAGCATCAAGTGGAAATAAGTCTGCACCTGTAGTTACACCGTACTCTAATTTAAATAATGCTTATGAAAATAAGTTTATTAAATCAGGGTATGCTCCATTTTTAAATACTATGAAATTGGTTGGAGTAGGAAATGGTGGTACATATTCATCAGATGATGCCAACCTAGCTAATCAAATGCAATGGGCAAAAGGACTTGATGGGAAGAGAGTTACCAATACAAGTTATGGTGGAATAAATAGTGATGGATATATGATGGCTTCAGTTCAAGTTCCTAATACATCTATAGATGAAAACAGCACAAGGATAGAAGATATGAGGTTTGGTCAAAATGGAGTAACTCCTGTAGTATTTGTACAAAACTTAGGAGTATCACCTAGTGCTAAAGACCAATTAGTATATGAGTTTATTACAGGAGAAAAGTTTCCTGAAAAGGGCTTAGGNNATGACATGGGTGCTATAGCTAAGGAGGTTGAAGCAAAATTAACAAACAGAAGTAATCCTTTAGATATGGGAACAGTTAGTAATATCGCTACGCTTTATTATAACGGACAACCTTGGGGTAAAACTGTGCAGGCAAAAATTGAACAAGAAGCTAAAGATAAATTATTGTTAACTAACTCAAGTGCATCAGATAAGGAGATTAGAGAGGCTCAGGTAAATGCAGTATCTACTGCTTATAGTCAAACCAATATGGTTGATAGGTTATATATCACTCCAAAGCGTATGATACCTACAAACTTTAGTGCAGATGAGTGGGATAAAGCCCAAGCAGCAATGACTAAAACTGCTGTTACTATGGAAGATTTGAATGACCCTGATGAAACGGTAGCCAAAGCAAACAGAGAAAAACTTGGTGAGAATGTAGGTGATGAAATATTAAGAAAACTTCAAGGAGTAGGAAAGCAAGGTACAGGAAGTGGTGGATGGAAAGCTTCTAATGACCCTTCATACCAAGGAACATTTATGTTTATTCCTTATGATTTCTCTCAAGGAAATACAGTAGACATATTGAACCAAAAAGTTTACTACAAGGAAGGAACAACAGCTACAGACTTTAAGACTAGCACAAATGCAGCAGATGCACAAAATGATTATCAACAAACAACTGAAGAAGTTATTATAATTAAATAAGAATGGCAGCAGAAGGTTATAACGATGATGTTATAGAGTTAATCTATAACGAACTTGAAGAAAGAGATAATGTTGATATGACTTTATCTCTCTCTGAATTTAAGGATAAGTATGTAGAGGATGCTGCAGGTAGAGAAAGATTATATGGAAACATAAGGTCATTGGGTATTCTTGGCATGGATAACTTAAACGATTCTCAGTTAGAGAATTTCCTTTTAAACAAACCTAATGAAGTTATAACTACAGAGACTGAAGAGGAAGTTGTTGAAGAACAACCTAAAGAAGAACAAAAAAACGAGGTAGCAGTAACTGAAGAAGGGGAAGAGATTCAGTTAACAAACAACCTGCCTGAAGAAGAAAAGCCAATAACAAAGCAGGAGCAATTAATGATTGATGACAATGCTGCTACTCAAGCTGAAAAAGATAAAATAGTTCCTAAAGAATCTACTAAAGAATTAAAAGATGAATTAGGTGTAAGAACAAATGAGTATGGTCTTTATCAACCAAGAGGTAATGTTAATGATTGGGCTGAAGGTATGTATGGAGAACCAACACAAGGTACTCTTGGTATAGGAATTAAAGGGGGTGATTTTAGTAAAAACCAACCATCAGGTGGTGATGGTGTTTCTTTAGAAAAGAAGCCTGAGCCATCCGATGCACAAAAAGCTTTTGAAGCTTTACCTCAAGAAGTGTTTAAGCCTAAGCCTAGCAAAGAGTATTTAAAATATTTAAAAGAAGAAGAAGAGAAAATACAGAAAGAAAAAGAAGAGAAAAAAAATATTACTGAAAATCTACCACAAATGGTAGAGGATGATATAAGTGTCCTAGGCACTAAGCTAATCCAACTGAAACAAAAAAATGTTAAGAGTACATTTAAAGACAAGCAGGAAGAAAAGGATTTCAATTTCTTTTTAGAGAACAATCCTGCTATGCAAGAGTATATTCAATTAATGAAGTCAGAAGAAGGGGAAGATTATGATATAACAAAAGAAGGATATGATTGGCTTGGTATGTATAGAACAGGTGCAGTCCCCAAAAAAACAGGGGAAGTAGATGACTTTGGAAGAGAGACTTGGGAGTTACCTAAAACAGGAACAATGGGTCAATCATTATATCCTGTTGATTACTACAGTAAAGAGTACTACAATAAAGAGTGGGATAGATTAAGTCCTAACCTGCCATTAACAGAAGCATATGTTTTAGATAAAGTAAAAGAAGAAGATAAGGAAGACTATTTGAAAACTATGGTTAAGACACTTCAGATAGCAGAATCTTTAATAAAGGCAGACTTACAAGACCCAAATGCTACTGCAGGAGATTTAATTAAATCAAACTTAAATTTAACTACAGAGCAAATAGAATATAACGAAACTGTGCAAGCTTTAAATGATGCTTATACAGCTAGGCTTTATGTTGACCAAAAATGGTTTAGAGATTATACTGCACATTTTGGGCAGACTCCTATTCAGGCAAACATAAGTATGGAAGATGCTAAAAGGGTGTTAAGATTTTCTCATGAAGAGTATGTTCCATTGCCATCAGACTTTGCAGAGCAAAGGGCTTGGATGAAAACATATAATACTTTAGACGAGGATGAAAAGGAACGAATAAGATTAAAACAAATCATTGATAATAATAAAAAAGCTGAAGAAGAATTTGTTACAGAGTATAAAGAAATAATAGGAGAGGATATAGAAAAAGAATGGGAGCAATATAAAAAAGATACAAAGGCTCTCGGTGGTGCTTCAGACAATTGGTGGAATAGACTTACTCTAGGTGAAGATGAAATTTACAGAAGAAACTTATTTCTTAAAACAGATTCAGATGAGGATTTAAAGCTTTATAAAAAAGAGTTTTATGATTTTGGTAGATATGAAATGAACATGAGGCTTCATACTATGGGGAGAGTTGTTCAGATAACAGAACAAGCTAAGAAAGATGCAGAAACAAGAACAAATATTATTAGTGGGAAGGCAGGTAACACTTTAGGGTATTCAGATGAGTCTTGGATATTAATGGATTATGATGATTTAGAAGAAAACATTGTCCCTAAGTTAAAAGAGATGGACAAGACCACCTCAAGCCATACTATATATTTAGAAGCAGCACAAAAAACTCAAAATGATATATTGAATAATGTTACATATCCATATACTGCAGATGCTAAACTTAACAAGGAAGCTGAAGTTAATGGAGTAAATATGTATGACCCAAATAATGCCGAAGCAGTTAATAATATGAAGACATATGTAGCATCTCAACAAGTGGCATATGGTATGGAGCATTTAAGTCCTTATCAGCAAGCAATAGCTAAGAAGGTAGAAAAATATGGGGAGTATCAAAAGAAGCAAGTAACAGGAAAGATAACTACTGATGAGATTATTGAGATGCAAAAGCTTAAAGCTGAAATTAATTCATTAAGAGATAATCCTGAAGACCTATATAACCCTACTACAGGAGAATGGGTTTCAATGAAAAATAAATCTTTTAAATCTAATGATGCAGCTTTAGTATATGAAAGAGAAGTAAATGAATTGGCTCATACTGCACGAAATAAAAATAATACAGATGCATTAATTAATCTTTGGGATAAGTCAGCATCACAATTACAGTATTGGGAAAACACATTGGATGGAAAAACATATGAAGTTCAATTAACTATAGCAGATAGGTCAGGAACAGGGATGTATGATGGCATGGGAGGTGGTATAGATTTTCGCAAGTCAGTTGTAAAGATGACTCTTGAAGACATAAGAGTGAATGATATTCTAGGCAGCACAATGAGGATGAAAGACAAAAATGGTGCATGGGCTGCAGAAGTACCCAAATCATTAAGAACAAAGTCTCATGCTGCAAAAGATAGACTTAGAGAGTCTAGAAGATTATTTGATGTTTACAACAGGGCATTGTTTTTAAATGAAGACCCTGCAGGAATTAAAACTTGGACAGGCTCAACTGTTAGAGAAGGTGTAGGTGGATTTATAAATGACTTTGCTGAAAAGGCAGGAGAAGGATTTATAGGAGAAATAGATACAGATGCAGACTTTGCAGTTACATTATTACATGGATTAAAATCTGAGGGTGTAGAGATAAGTTCAGTACAACAAGAAATTATAGAAGAAGATTTATCTACAATGACTTCATCTGCTTTAGGTAGTTCAATTCAGCCTATGGTCGCTATCATAGGTTCTAGTATTATGTTGAATCCTGTATTTGGGATTGCAAGTACTGCAATGAACTCTGCTAGAGCAATGCGAGTTATGAGAGTAGTGATGCTAAGGAAGTGGGGGAGAACAGGTAAGTTTATGTATCACACAATGAAGGGTGGGATTAAAGGTTCTTTAACTTTTGGAGCAGCACCATCTGATATGTTGTCTTGGCAAATGGGAGCAGGTGAAGGAGCAGTACAAGGAGTTATGGACAACATGAATGTTGGGAAAAAACTTTTTGGAAAGTGGAGTAAAATACTAACCCCAATAACTAAAGTAATAGGAGGTGCATCTGCAGAAACAGTAGCTGAATATGCAGGAGAATATTGTGACCAATTATCTAAGACAGGATTTGATTGGGATACTTCTTTTGAAAGAACTTTTGGAGCAACTAAAGATGAGGCATTAAAAAAATTATATACTACAGCAATAGTTAGTTTAGCATTTAGTAGTGCTTTTAATTTAGCAAATGCTAAAAAGTCTAGGGCTGCTATAGCTAATAGTCCTTCAGGAAAAACTGAAATAGGGAAACAAGCTTTATCTGATATAGACCAACAAATAAAAGCTGCAGAGCAAGAACAACAAGTAGATGAAGATGGATTAAACAACACAGAAAAGAAAGCAATAACAGTATTAAATGATAATCTCAATAAAAAACAAAAAGAACTAGAAGAGCAAGAATCTATATTAAGCCCTGATAATCCTATGAAAGATGAAATGCCAAAAGGTGTTAGGGAAAAAGCTGTTAATAAAAAGAACCAATTAGAAGGGGAGATTAATGAGATTAATACAAAGAAAGAAAAAATATTAGACAAGGTTAAATCTAAGGAAGAAGTAGAAGTAGAGGTTAAAACTGAAACTACTGAAGAGATAAAGCCTGAAGAAACAAAAGATGAAACTACCGAAGTACAAGATAAACAGGATGATGTGGAGGTCAGCCCTGAAAGCGAATCAACAGTGGGAGAGCCTACAAAGGTCAATCAAGAAACGAAAACAAAATTAGATAATTTCGTAAAAGAAAAACAATCTAAACCAAAAGACAGAACAAGGTTAACAAATAATAAATCTTTTAGAACAGAACAGAAATCTGTACAAAGAGAAGTTGCACAAATAATAACAGGCAAAGGGAGTCAAGAAAAAATATCTAAACAGGAAGCAGATGTTTTAGCAGATAAACTAGGAGTAGATTTTGTTAGGAACAAAGATGGTGGTGCTTCTATGACAGAGGTTATAAATAAAACTGTAGGTAAGGCAGACTCTAAAATAACTACAGAACAATTCCTGCAAGCTGCTACAGAAACTAATACAGAAGTTACTCAAAACCAACAACAGCAGGAGTCTATAGACCAAGAAGAAAGAGTTAGAAAATTTAAAGAAGATGCCAATAAATCTAAAACATTACAAGATTTAATTGGAAAAGCACAGGAGTTAGCAAGAGGTGGAAAGCTTACTGAAGCAGAAAAAATATTAAATCAGGTTAAAGAAGAAAGCAGTATGCTTCCATCAGATGTCGGTGGAATGGGAACTATAAAAGGTGGTATACAGATAGTTGAAAATCTTGTAGCACCTAAAGTAGAAACCACAACAGAGACTACACAGGAGACTAAAACTGAAGAGACTGTAGAGCCTACAGATAAGCAGATAGAAAAAGCACAAACAAAAGAAACTAAAGAACAGACTGAAGTAGAGAAGTCAACATTAAGTAGTAAGGTAAATTCCTTTTTAAATAAATCATTTGAAGGAAAGAAAAAGAATGCAAAGAATCAAAGCATTAAAGCTTGGTGGGGTAATTTAAAGAAGGGATTAAATACAACTAATGAAGCTACAGCATTAAAAAGCTTGGAGAGAAGCTAAAGCAAAACTCAATGAGATAGTTGATATTAATGAAGACTTAACTCAAGACCAAAAGAATTTAAGAAATGAGTTAGCTAAAGAAATGAACTCTCTTCTAGGTAAATCTAATTTTGATTTAAAGGTTGATATGGTTGAGAATACTTCAGGAAGTTTAGAAGGAACAACCACAAAAGAAACTGTTTTAAAATTAAAACCTGAAGAGGTTCAGAAGAAAGCAGACTATCAACAAAACCAAAAATTAAAAGATAGAGGAAGAAAAGGAGATATTAAAATAAATAAAAAGAAAGCACCTGAAGGAGTTAAGATAGGAGATGAAATAGAAATTGATGGTGAACAAGTGTTGGTTACAAATATTGTAAAGCAAGGAAGAGGCGAAGCAGTAGTTGGAGTAAAACCTGTAGCTTATAAAGGCAGTAATACTATTGGACAAGATATTGCCAAAGGAAAAAAAGCTAGAGTTAAAGGATTTGAAAACACAACCAATAACTATCTTAGACAATCTGATGGGAGTTATGCAGATATAAATGGAAACCCACCACCTGCAAATGCTACACCTATCTATGATGTAAATATGACTCCTGAACAATCTCAGGATTTAAAAAACTTTAGAGAGGCAGATTCAAAAAACAGAAACAAAGTAGATACAAGTTTCTATAATAGAACCTATAAGCCAAAAGCCAAACAAGAAACCACTACAGAACCTGCAAAGCCTAAAACAAAAAAAGTAGTTAAGCCAACCAAGAAGACTACTACAGAGAAGAAGGTTAAAACAGAAAAGCAAATAGAGAGTGAATCTAAAACATTATCAGGTGACTCAGCATTTTCAGTTGGTCTTAGAAACCAAATAGATAATGACATATCTCCAAATGTTCAAATTGAAATAGCTAATGCATTAGGGTTAAAACTTAATGCTGACTTAACTTTATCTCAAGCAATGGAGCAGGCAGGTATGTTTAAGACTGAGGTAGAAGCTAAAAAAGCAATGGATAAGGTTAATGAAATATTAAACAAGGATGCTGAATCAACAAGTCAAATGATAGAAGAAGTAGAAGAAACTAGCAAAGAGGTTACAGAAGAAACCAAGAAAGCAGAGAAAAAAATTAATGATGACGTTAATAAGTTAAAAGAAAAAAGGGATAAGCAAGTTAAAAAAATTACACCTGAGCAAAAGAAAAGAGCAGGTGTTCTTGCAAAAATACTTTCTGACTCTAATCACCCTTGGGCAGAATCTTTTGATGGAGATTTTAATGCTGCTGTAGATGGTATGCTTGATATGATGAACAAAGTTATGGATGGTAAGATTTCTTGGGATGAATACATACAAGAATATAAATCTAGGTTTAGTAGAACAGGTGCTAATTCAAATGCTATATTAGATACTAAAGCAGACAAGACATCTCAAGAAGCAGCAAAAGAATTAATGAATCTCCTAGCTATAGGTAATGTGAGTATCAATAAAGCAAAAAAGATAAATGAAGAAATAAGTAATAAAACTGAAAACCTTATTGGTGGTAAGGGAATGATTGATAAGGGAACACAAATGATGCAAGAAGCTTTAGCTGAATCACAATCATCATTAAACATGGCAGTATTTGGAAGTCCTTCTGCGTTTAAGTTTATGGGTGGATTAGTTATGTGGACAGCAGGACAAGTTAGGGTTCAAGCAGCAGCAGGATTTAACTTTGTAAAATCAATTCCTAAATCAACATTAGATATTTTAAATGAATATGGATGGAAACCATTAAAGAAGTTTAACCCTGCAGGATTGTTTGCACCTATTGTATTGGGAGCAAAAGGATATAGTTTTGTTGTAGATAAAATAATTGGTGGTGCTATAGCAAGAGGATGGGAGTTAATGGGAAAACTACTAGGTAAGATAGCTTGGAATCCTGCCACTAAGGGATTAGGAAAACTATTAGGTAAAGCCTATATGGGGATTATTAATTCAACTACCAAAACAAAAGCTGCTGATGGTGAACAGGAATACACAGTTGAGGGAAGTAAGTCTTATAATGAAGCTTTAGAACTAGCAGCAGAGGGTAAAACATCTAAGGCAATTTTAGAAACATTAAAGTTCTATGCTAAATACTACAATAACGCTGCTGATTGGGGATTAANNACATATGCTAAAGATGCAAAAAGTATTGCGAGGTCTTTGAATACATTGATAAATCAGATTGAAGAGTTAGATGTAAAGAACTATAGACAAGTTAGAAAAATAGTAACTGACCAAACTAATAATGCAAATAGCTTATATGAGCAATCACTTAAAGAACAATCTAAACCAATATCTAAGCTTTCTGATAGAATTAAAAATAAGGCAAAAGATATTTTATTTAGTTTTTCAGGGACACTTGCTAATTGGAAAATAGAATCAGATTACATATCAGACTCTATGAAAAAGAAGTTGAATAAAAACGAAAGAGTTGCTGTGACTATGATATTAGAAGGTCAAAAAGAGATACACGAAAATGCACCATTAAAAAAATCAGACAAAGCAAAAATAAATAAAATGCTTTCTGATTATTATTCAGGTAAAAAATCTCCATTAACAGAATACATGGATTCTAAAGATGGCAAAAGATTAAAAGACTTTTATAAGACTGCACTTGAAGCTATGATAGCAGAAGGAAAGCTTGGGGATTCTTATATTGCTGAAAACTATGTTCCTCATTTATATAAAATAAAAAGTAGAAAAAAGGGTGGGGAAGAACAAGCAGCATCATTACTTAAAACAAAACATTCTAAGAAAAGAATTATCCCTACATATAACGAAGCTATAAGTCAAGGATATCAGCCAATTTCTTTAGATGCTTCTGACATATTAAATATATATTCTAAAAATGTAAGCACATCAATAGGTGTTCAAAATGTTATGGAACAACTTGGACAGTTAACAGATGGTGCAGGCAATAAATTAGTAACCACAGACAAAGCTATGGCTGAGAAAAATGGATACTATAAAATAAGAAATAAAAAGTTTGCTCAAAGAATATTTGGAGGATTTAGAACTGATGGGACTGTAATAACTGAAGAAATGGTTGGTGATAAAGTTACTGACAACCTAGACATTCAGACTAAACAAGGAGATGTATATGTTCATCCTGACTTATTAAAGAAAGGTAGGCTTACAGGAGAAACAGGAATAGTAGCAGGGTTAATGGGTAATACAGAAGCATTAATGGATAAATATGCTGCACTTAATGTTATAGAAAAATGGAATAACATGATGAAGCGTTCATCTTTATCTTTCTCATTCTTCCACCACTTGGCATTAACAGAAACATTAATGGCTACAGGTGGTGCATTTTCTAAAGGCATACAAAAAGGAGGAAATCCTATAGTAATGCTTACAGAACTAATGTCAAACTTTACAGATAAAAAAGGAATGGGAGTAAACGTAGATGCTAAAGTTATCTATTCTAATATGTTGAAATTTCAAGATGCCATTGCTAATGGATTAAAAGTAGAAGCTGCACCTGATGCTGCTAGAGAACTGAATGATAAAACAGTAAATGAGATTATTAAGACTCTTGAAAAAGGAGGAATATTAGGAAAAGCTTTGGCATTACCTGCAAAAGGATATGAAGGATTTGCTAAATCTATGGATAGTTTCTTGTGGGACTATATGCATAACAATTATAAGCTTATAGCATATGAGACTCTTCTTGATAAAGGGTTAAAAATGTTGCAAAAGAAAGTTGATAGTGGTCAGATGACTGAAGAACAAATGGCTAAAGAAATTAAGAATATTAAAAGAGTTGTAGCTTCTCAAGTCAATGATACATTTGGTGGTCAGAATTGGGTTAACTTAAATGTAGCACCATCTACATTAAGATATTTTCAAATGATGTTTCTTTCTCCTGATTGGACTGTATCAACAGTTAGGCAAGCACTTTCTCCAATAGCAGGATATACATCATCTAAAATATTTAGAGCAGCAAAAATAGCAGCAGAAAAAAGTGGCAGCCCAAGTGCCAAAATGATGTTAGATGCATTAGCCTTTTTTGATGTAAATAAAAGTATGAAATCAGAAACTGCCAATGAGTTTAAAAGAAACATGGGTGTTAAGTTTTGGGTTAATGCAGGTATGAAATATTATATGTTTATGAATATTATAAACTTAATAAGTACAGCACTTGATGATGAAGACGAAGATGATGTAACAGAATTTGGAAAAGAAACTGTGGGAGGTGCGATTAATAATATCGTTGATACTTTCGGAGAGAGAACAGCTACATTCAATATCAATGGACAAGACTTTGATGTTGAGATAGATTTTAGAAAAGGTAAGTGGATGTGGGAAAATGATTTAGGAAGAAGAGGTAAAATATTCTTTGGAAGAAGAGAGGATGGAAGAAAAAGATACATTACTATTGGTAAGCAGTTTAATGAATTGCCTGAACTTATACATAATTTTGGTAAAAAGGCAGGTTCAAAACTTTCTCCAATAATTCAAGTAGGAAGTCAAACAGTATTTGGTGAAACAGCAGGTGGATTTGAAACTTTTGATAAAGAAGAAACAGGAATTGCTATGCGATTTGCTGAAGCTGCAACACTAGGAATGCTTCCATTTACAATACAAAGCAATTTGAGAGGACAGCTTAGTGCTAATTATGCTGACTATAGTGAAGGGCAAGATAGGTGGATTAGACCTTTTTACAATGTGTACAAAAGGAATGAGCAGCACAGAGTATAGGAAGGAATCAAGAAAAGCAATGAAAGCAAATGACCATGAACTTTTAACTAGGTTGTTTATGGAAGCACATGATAACAGGCTACCTGTAGAATATCAAGCTATGTTTGATGATATAATAAAAGCACATCAAGAAGACTTTATGGAAAGAGAAAACCCTGACCCTAAAGTAAAACTTTTTGAGGATGCATTTGTTGCTAGTGATGATTTCAAAAATAAGTATCTTAAAGAATTGACAGAAACTAAAATTGATTTCATAGTAGATGTCATAGAAGAATCTATTGCAGGAAACGATGACCCTAGTGGATGGAAGTCTCATGGAGGAATGGATAGATTTATTAAAGACTTGATGAAAGGAAGTAAGGGGAGATACCCTCAGTCTAAGGCTCAAAGAGACCAATTTAAAGTTGACATTGGGAACTATGTTTTAAAGACTATTCAAGGAAAGTAAAAAAATAAATGCATTTGCATAGCATTTGCTGTGACAAAGGAAACTAAATGAAAACTAAATAAATAAGAAAGAAATTAACTATATTTGACTAAAAACTACTATTATGCCTAATTTTCTTGCATCATTAACAGACCCAACAACATCAGCAGTAGATGTAACATTAGATTCTGATTGTAATATTGTATCAGTAACAGACCATTCAGACTATGCAGCTTCTACAGAGGATGGGCATTTACTTGCAAACTTCACAGTATTTAGGCAAATGAAGTTTACATTACCAAATGGAGACACCCATTTATTTGATGCTCAAGCAATACCTCCAACATGGGATGCACCAAGTCCAAGTGGAACAATGACAGTAGCATTTACCCTACCTGCAATAGCAGATGATGGAGTGTATACAATAGATTTTTATGTAGTTCCCACTCACCAAACAGCAGGTGTTCAGTATGGATATACAATATCAAATCCATCTTGTGTTTGGAGTGTAGCAGAAGGAAAGCTTTACAAAGCAATACAGGTTGTCCCTGCAGGAACAGCCATAACAGATACTAGCTATTGGGTAGAAATAGATATAGAAGACCTCACAACTAAATATCATATAAGACAAAAATTTGCATTAACTTGTAGGAGTTTGTATCAATGTTATGAAAAATTAGTTCATGAGGCAAATTGTATAATTACAACAGATGAATGTGATGACAACTTATTATGTTCTAACGGAACATTTTTAAGTGCAGTAAAACTAAGAATGTTGATTGATGGAATTGGATATGCATCTGCTCAAAATGAGTTTGACAAAGTGACAGTATTAACTAATTCTGCCAAATCAATATGTAACTGCTAATGTCACAAATACAACTACATATATTAAATCCTTACGGAGAGTCTGTTTTAACTCAGGCTGAGGAATATTTAATTGAATATAATATTGCCGATGAACTATATAAGACATCTCTACATGAACAATATGGGCTAGGAGAGTGTGGTGATTTCAATGCTGCATTACAAAAATATATCATAATGGATATGTTTGTTTGCACATCAGCACCTACATTAAACTCTGAGCAATTATCATGTTTAGTTGGTGCAGCAATGGAAGGTGTAGATAGAAGTATACCTTGTGGAAACAATATTAATATTTAAATAAATAAATTATGCCTCAAAATTGTAGTGGATTAAGCTTACCTAGAAGTGGGATATCAGGTATTCCAACATCGTTAGTTATAACATACGATGGTTCGCCATTTTCAAATATACCTAATGTTACCGTAGGTGGTTCAAGTCTAAACGATGTACTTTCTGCTGTAGACTCTGCTATAGGTTCTAGTTCAGCACCGACAACAGGTACAGTAACATATGATGGAGCAACAACAGTAGGGTGTATAACATTCCCTAATCCATCAACATTAAATGATGTTATAAACACAATAGTAGGTCAGGTTTGTACAAATGTTACAGACATAGCTACTAATGCAGCCGACATAGCTAGTTTATGTGCAACTGATATAGATATTTGTGATACTATTTCTGCAGCAGCTTGTTCAGAACTTGAAATCACATCAGGAACATCATTACAGGCAGGGCTAATAAGTATATTGGGATGGATATGTGACAATAAATTAGCAATAGCTTCAGCAGGTCAAGATGACCATAATATTCAATGGCAGTATTTTGGTTCAAGCCAATTCCCTTTAGTAAAAGTTGATAAGTGGATACTGCATGGGTATGACCAATCTACAACAGGTGGTCTCACGACAACAATAGGAGATGGTTCTGCTACAGATGAAAACTAATGTAATGCAAGATGGATATCTTTATCAAACAGATGATGAGGTATTTATTTTATCAGCAACTAGAGATATTTATATAGATATAGTTCCAACAGGAAGTACAGGTGGAGTAACAACACTATTAAAAACAGAAGTTCCTAACGGACAACCTGAACCTGCAATTGGAGCAGGACATATTAGAATATGGAAAATAGTAACAGATGCTACATCAATAATTAGTACCGATGATAGAAGAAATTGGTATAATCAGAACGGAAGTAGACTAACTGACAATTCTATAAAGACTAGACACATATTAGATGCCAATGTTACAGGAGATAAACTTGAAGACTTTGGTACAGGAAGTGGTAGTTTAGCAATAGGTCTTATGGATATGACCATAGATGCTAAGGGTAGAGTTCAAAGCTATGTAGACAACACAAACATTGCAGGGCTAGTTGATAACGATGCCTTAGTATATAACGCTACTACTATGAAATGGGAGAATGTTCCTTTCTCAAGTGTGGCATTACCAACAGGAACTTTACAAGGTCAGACTTTAGGATGGAATAATACTTCTTCTCAATGGGATGTTTATAGTTCTTTTAGATTGCTAGGTAGTTCTGCTGTGATGGGGGGAGATTCATCTCCTAATACAACATTTCAGTTTGGAGTTGGTGGAACTATAGGAATAGAAAACACTACAATACCTGCTCCTACCTTAACAGGATTTGGCACAGGAACACCATTGCCTGCAGCTACATATTTTGTAGTAGTTTCATATGAGGATATTAATGGAAATGAAACAGGAATAGGTGGAGAATCAAACATAGTTGTAGATGGAACATCAATTGCATCTTTTAGCATCTCATTCACAGCACCACCAATGTCTAGTGGTGTTTATAAGATATGGATTAGTACAACTTCAGGGACATATACAGAATATTTCTCAACAACAAACAGTTCTAGTACTCCCACAATATTATATGATGCAGGAATAGCTTTAACAGCAGGCACTCCATCTAACCAAAATTCATTTAGTGTATACATTGGAGGTAATGGTGGATATGGATACAATGAAGTCCCAACTACTGATATACCGAACAGCTTTAAAAGTAATGGAGTTGCTACAATCCTGCATAATTTAGAAATGACAGGATTATATACAGGTGCAAGCTTGTATGGAATCAAATCAAATGTAAACGCAGAAAATCCTGCAGGAACAAATGTGGGTGGTTGGTTTACTGTAGATAACCCAAGTGATGGTGGTCTTAAATATGTTCTTAGACTAGAGGATGGTGTTGATAATACAGATAAATATTTAAAATGTATAGATGCAAATGGTCATATGGTGTTTGCAACAGGTACAGGTGGTGGTGGCAGTATTGCTACTTTTTGGAATCTTTCTTCTATTGAGTCTAATACAAATTCAATTGCTTTTAAAGGTGATGCTGTTTATAATGCTCTAGCAGATGGTGGAGGTGGAGTAGATTTCTTTTTTGTACATGACAGCATCTAATGTTGGCTCTGTTGGAGAAGGTGTATTCAAACAAAAAACTGCACCTACAACTTCACCTAATACTCCTGCAAACTTTGAGTTTAAAAAACTTGTAGCAGGAACAAACATTTCATTTACTACAACAACTGATACAATCACAATAAACTCTACAGGTGGTGGAGGTGGTGGAGAAACAAACACCATGTCTAATGTAGGCACAGGAGCAGGAGAGGTTTACAAACAAAAACTTGGAGTAGACTTTGAAGTACGAACAATAAAAGCAGGCTCTAACATTTCAATAGTAAATAATACAGATGATATAGAGATATCAGGAAATGCAGGAACAGTAACAAGTGTTGGATTTAGCACAGGAACAACAGGGTTAGTGGTGTCAGGAAGCCCTATAACATCTAGTGGAACAATTGTATTAGATGGCATATTAGAAGTTGGTCATGGTGGAACAGGAATAAGTACAGTAGCTGCAGGAGATATTTTATATGCATCTGCAGTAGGTGTTTACTCTACATTGTCAGCAGGAAGTAATGGGGAGGTTCTTACTTTATCAGGAGGACTACCTGTATGGGCTGCTGCTTCAAGTGGTGGATTGTTTACTGAAGACTCAGTAAGTGCAGGACATAACATATATGGAGGAACAGGAGCAGGAGCAGACTTAACAAGTGGTGCGACAGAAGCTTATATGAATTTCTTGGCAGGTGTAAATGCAGGTAATAAACTAACGCTTAATGCATCTCATAGTAATATAGCTATAGGGGAAGAGGCATTAGGGAATGCAACAACAGGAGTTAGAGAAAATATAGTAATAGGTGTTGAGTCATTAACAGCAAGTGCTACAGGAGTGAAGGGAAATATTATTATAGGATATGATAATGCTGCTGATATTGGTAATGATGCCACAAATAACATTGCTGTTGGCTCTTCTACATTCACTAAGTTTTCAGGAAACTCTAGAGATAATATTATTTTAGGAGCAGGGTTAGAAAACCCTTATGCTACAGCATCAGGAACTCCTTTAGGCTCAGATTCTACAGCAGCAGTTAAATCTAGAATATTTTTAGTCGGAACAGGTTCTTCTTATCAAGGATTTACTAGACATATTCTTTTAGGAGATGGTGATGTAAGTAACAATACAGATATTGCAGCCACAGGAAATGGTGGTGGTATAGTTAATGACTATAGACTTCTAGTTAATGGTGGTCAATGTAATCCTTATGGATTAAAGCCACAAGCTAACCTTCATGTAGTTGCAGGGGGTGATGGCTCAGGTGAATTGAGCAGAAATGCATTTATAATTACACAGGCATACGACCAAACAGATTACACTACGCAATGGAGTAATCCTGCTAATAGAGAAGACGTATTTATAGTAAATGAATTTGGTCACACTACAATAAATATTCGTGGAGTACAACAAGGTGGTATAGACATAACAGCAGATGGCACAAATGACACCTTTATAGATATGTTAACGAGTAGTGGAGTTAATGACTACAGACACAGTATGTTCTTAAATGACTCAGGAAACTATAGTGAGTATAATATTGGAGAAGTTTGGGGAGAATATGCAGGCTCTACTACAGGAGATAGAAGAGAGTTTCATTTAGGTAGTGCAGGAACTCAAGGTGGTGGTGGTGTTCCTGTAGAGTGGTTAAGTGCAGCTATCACAGGGAATACAGGTGGAACTATAGATAGAATAGCAGTTGAAATATCGGCTATACCTACAGGAAGCACATTAACATTAACATCTCCAAGTGTAATCATTAATGGATACACAATGCCTGCAGCAGATGGTGGTGCTAATACAGTAATGCAAACAGATGGAGCAGGAAATGTATCATGGGCTACCGTATCAGGTGGTGGTGGATGGACTGTAGTAACTAAAACAAGTACTACAAGCACAGCATCAGATGGAGAGTATTGTTTAATAAACTCTATAGCACACTCAATCACATTACCTGCACCAACACTAAATGCAAGAATAGGATTCAAACAAATTGCAGGAGTTGGTGGTGTAGTAGAAATTCTAACATCAGGAGCAACGGTTAAGATTGATGGAATAAATGGATATGACGTAGCAGGAAGTGGATATCAAATTTATAATCAATGGGATGCGTTGACATTAGTTTCTAACGGAACTGATTGGTTTATTGAAGCATAGTAAAATGGGTAGATATATATCAAATGGACAGGGATGGACTTTTGGAATCGTTGATGAGGTTTCAGATGTTGAATCTTTATCCTCACAAGCTGAGGAAGGAGATAGTGTTTTTTGTAGGGCTATAGAAAGACCTTGTTATTATAGTGGAGATATATGGACTAATGAAGATTGTACAATAGTAGAATATCATGACCCAACAGAACAGCCATTGTCTTATGGTGATGTGGTTATTGTTGGAGATGAATTGGGTACTATGGTTGTTGAAGCAGAAACAACTACAACAGCTAATAATTCTAGGATACTAGGGGTGGTTGTTTGGACAGCAGGAAGTAAGCTTTCTGTAGCAGTTAAAGGTAAATATAAAGTGAACACTCCATTAGCAATACCATTATATAGAAAACTAAGTACGACTACTACAGCAGGGCAGGCTAGTGTATTGACAGGTATTTTCCATACAGGAATGTTTGGGTTTGCTATAGAGTCAGTACAAAATCCTGTATCAGTAATATTGGCACGAAAAGAATTATATTAATATGACACACTTTCACTATAGAACTACTTTTGGAAATAAAACAACCGAAGAAATTGGGCAGATTACAGGTGCAAAAGAAGGAGATACTGTATTTAATACAGATATTTTTCAAACAGAATACTGTATAGAGAAAGAAGGTAGTGTAATGGTGTGGACAAATGGACAATGTGTTATATTAGATAAAGGGACAACTGCACTTGAGCAAGGAGATTGCTGTAAGCTTGCAGGGGGTGGATTAAATAAGGTAGCAAACACAAGTTCAGATGTTGAGAATGGTATAGGTGTTATACACAGGGTAGTAGGAACATGGGCTGTGGTGGCTATTACAGGGATATACCCTGTTAAGTTTGATGAAACTACAAGTATAGGAGATTATGGACAATTACAAGCAAGCCCTGCAGGAACTTGTAATGGAACAACAGGCTCTAGTAAAGGAACAATAGGTCAAGTAATGCAAACTACAGACCTGCCTAATGGTAACATTAGATTAGTTAGAACAATGTTAACTTATTGCGAAAGGGATTAACTATGGGATTTGGAACAAATAGCTTAACTACTTATGGGAATAAAACTTATTCCGAGATACGTTTTCTTACAGGAATGAAGATGGGTGATACCGTATACAATACTTCTGATAAAGAAATAATGCATTTTACAGGAAGCCTTTGGACTGTTTTAATAGGAAGCACAGGCTCAACAAGTGTAAGTAATTTAGTGCCTACAAGAATGGTAGATGATTTTAGTTGGAGTGCAATAATAATGGAGTCTACAGAATTAGCAGGCATTTCAGGTGGTATAAATTCTTTACAATTTTTAACAGGAGGAACAAACACACCTGTTAGTTTAACTAGAACTAATCAAAAAATATTTATTGGTCATGTAACAGGAGGAACATCTCAGTTCCCATCAGCAGGAGTTCTTGAAAATGTTGACACTTATTCTTTTGTTGCAGATTTTGTTGAAGTATTTGATGGCAGTATAAATTGGAAGGGTGGTCAATGGAACACAATAGAGTTAGATACAGCATTTAATTATAATGGCACAGATGGAATCATAATTAAATTTGAAGACAGAGATAGTAGTGGTACAGGCTCAGGTGTAGGGAATTATATAACATGGCATTATACCGATAAAACATATAGCTGTGCCTATAACAGTCAAAATACTACCTATCCCTCAGCACCAACTAATGGAGTTAGAACTTCCGTTAGACCTGTAATGAGAATAATGATGGGTGGTGCTAACAATTCTTCAGGAGGTAGTGCAGGATTTAGAGAAGGGACTTGGGGAATGTCTAAAGGTTGTATCGCTAAGAATGTTAAACCTGTTGGAAGTTTTGAACCATACACTTTAGGTAATGCTAGAGATACTGTAGAAGATGGAGCAGTAACAAGACAAGAAGGAACGGATGTAGAGAAAGCTATCTTTGTTAGTTATTGGAGAAGTGGAATAAACAATGCTATTCTTTGTATACAATCAGGAATTACAAGTGCATTTAGTGCTACATCTATAACTAAAGATAACTATATAAAGCCTGATACAGGTTCATCAGGTGAATTAGATAATAGTGGAACTTCAGGAGCATCAGGAGATGTAGGGATTGCTTGTCAGTCTGTCAATATAGGTCAAGAATTTAAAGCTGCTTGGAGTTTTACTGAAAGATTGTAACTTTGTAATATAGAACACTATGGCTAACAGCGAAATAATTAATTGGGTGATGCAACAAGCAGGAGTTGTTGTAGTGATGGGTGCTGTAATATGGTGGCTTGCTAAAGCGTATAAGGAAGAAAAGAAAAGGAACAGGAACTTATCAGACAAGGTAGTGGAGTTATGTACACTATGGGAGTATAACGCAGGCAAGAAAAAGCAGGTAGAAACAAAGAAGAACAATGAAATTATCTCATTGTTAAATGAAATAAAGAACCTAATCATAACTAATGTTAAATAAAGTGTACATATTGATTAAGAAATATCTAAGAATAAAGCCATGTAAAAAATATCATGAGGCAATTTTGAGATTAAAGAAAATTGAATGTATCTTAGTGGAAGAAAATGTAAATTAAAACAAGACAAATGAGTAATGTAAAAATGACAAATGCTGAAATCACAGGATTGGTTGAGGTATTAAATAAGGTAACAGACACAAAGATTTCTTTATCAGCAAAGGCTTGGTATGGTCTAACAAAATCTAGAAAGGCTTTAATAAATGAAGCTAAAAGATATTGAAGATGCTAGAATAAAGCTTGTACAAAAGTATGGTAAGACTGATGACAAAGGAACTTTAACAGGTGTAGATGAAAAAACATACACTAGATTTTCAAAAAGATTATATGGAATTAATGTCAATAGAGACAAGCGTAAAGCTACATAAGATTTCTATTGACGAGTTATCCAAAGGAGAAGAGGCGATTGAGTCAACACCAAACATATATCTAATGTTTGATTATTTAATTAAGGAATGAACAAGAAGAAAGACATAAAGATATCAGCCCATATAAGTTATAAAGAATCAACAACAACATCAACAGGAATAGATAACACACCTGACTCTCACCATATAGTGAACATGGTTGCTTTAGCTATGAATGTTTTTGAGCCTTTAAGAAAAGGATTAGGAGGACATCCTATTAGGATAAACTCTATGTTCCGTTCTGAAGGGGTTAACAAAGCGATTGGTGGTGCTTTTAAAATTAAAGATGGAAAATATGTAGCTACTTCTCAGCATTGCAAAGGAGAAGCTATGGATATAGATGGACTAAAGTCTACTAACGCTGAGATTTTCTTTTACATTTTAGACTACCTTGACTTTGACCAATTAATTTGGGAGAAGGGAGACAGAGATAACCCTAATTGGATTCATGTAAGCTATAAACACGCAGGCAATAGAAAAAGTGTATTGACTTTTGATGGTAAAAAATACCACAGATACACATCAGGCTGTGTTAACAGACCTGAAACTTCTAAGAGGATGCTTGACTTAGGAAAGGTAGAATCAAATGGAAAAACAGAAGAATAAAAAACCTAGAAAGAAATTTAAGGACACCAAACTCTTTCAAACTATAAAGAAGTTTGCTCCTGAAGTATTAGATAAAGCAACTGATATAGCTGCAACTATCTATCCACCTTTAGGCATTGTAAATAGTATAGTAGATAAAGGACTTGATGCCCTTAAAGCTAAGGGAGACCCTGAATCTTTGAAGGCTATACTAGAACTTAAAGAAGAGAGGGCTGAGTATACTGAAGAACATATAGAGTACGAAAGAATCTTAGCACAAGACAGAGCCTCAGCACGAAGAAGAGAAATCAATTTAGCCAAACTAGGCAAGGTGGATTTTATGTTGTATCTTACAGGGATAGTAGCACTAGGATGCTTTGTTGCTGTTATAATTACAATGCTTTCAGGTAAGCTTCCTGAGAGTGCCATAGTACATCAGCTTATAGGGTTGTTAGAAGGTATGGTTATTGCTATTGTAACTTATTACTTTGGAAGCAGTAAAGGTTCTAGAGATAAGGATAAAAAATTAAATCAATAACTATGTGTTGTGGAATAAAACCAAGAAAACCTAACCCAAAGCCTAGACCTAAACCTGCTACCTCATCAAACGGTAAGTAATAATAGATACTACAGACGTAGCACATCCATAGGCAAACATCATAATTGGATTCAAACTTAAATAAAGTAATGAATACATAAACATTCCTATCCAAAAGCCTAAGCACATTGGGCAATGAAATAGTTCTTTAAAAAATAATTGAAGTCTTTCTTTTCGTGTTCCCTTTTCAGTTCCTGACTCTAGTGCAGTCTCTCTTTGAGGTGAATCAAGATGGAACTTCTTTCTAAGGGGTTCAAATATAGACGATAATGTAATGATTAAGGTTGCTCCTGCAGACGATAATAAAAATAATAATAATTTTTCCATGTTCTTTTTCTTTTACTTAAACGAATCTTTATACTGTTGGTCTACCTTCCATTCAAGGTAAGCCATTGAGTCTTCTTTTGCTTCATAAAGAGAATCATAATACTCAATATGTATTTGTGAATTAACATCAACCCCATCAGTAGCTATATCAATAACATCAGGATTAAATGTTTCCGTATGACTCCCACAAGCTAGTGAGAGAAATGCAATTAGTGCAAATAAACTATATCTCTTCATCATCCTTTTTTTTATGATGATGGTTTTGAATGTCAAATAATTCATCTACTAATTCTAATGCTTTCTTTCCATCCTGCTCAACTATTTTCTTTTCACCTATATATCTCTCACCCTCATAGTCTCCTTCAGATTTCTTATAGCAATCATACTTAATAATATACCCACCCATAGCAGGCTCTAGTTTTATGTTTTTAATTTTTATTCCCATGACTATTTTTTTATCCTGAACAAGATTCACAATGCTCATCTTCTACACTACAAACTTTAATCTCTCCACTTTTAATTTTGTCTTGTAGTTCTTGGTCTTTTGTTTTTACATCTACCAAGAAAGATGCATCGTTGAAATCTTCATCCATGTTATTTAGTTTTAGTACATCCACAATTCTTAACAACCCTATCCAATTCTTCAACAGGCATATCAATTATTAATTTTGCTTCTGTTTGTTTTTTAAAAAATAATACTGTTTGTTCTTTTTGCTCACGATTCAACCACTTCCTATATTTAAGAATAGAGTCAACGCTTATCCTTAAATCCTCAAGTGTCTTATCATCACCCCCAACTACAGGAACTGTTATAAATTTACTCATGCCTAAAATATTAATTCAAACAAATATACAAAACTATATCTATTTCTTGTGCATTTGTTTATGGCATCTACAGCACAGAACCTGACATTTATCAATTTCCTTTTTTATATTAATGAAACTCTTTCCTTTATTAGAGCCATCTCCTATAGAAAATTCTTTGTTGTCGTAAACATGATGGAAGTCTAAAGCTTCCACCGTAAAATATTTATGTGTTTGTTTTGAGTACCCACAAACCTCACAAGCTAACTTAGATTTATATTCTACTACTTGTTTTCGTACTCTTTTTCTTCTTTCGTTTTTCTTTTTATTATGACACTTCTTACATATTCGTCTGAAGTATTGCTTGCCTTTAATTAGTTTTGTTTTGGGAAACTCTGTTGGGAATTGTTTTTTTTTGTTACAAATCCTACATAGTTTATCGTTCTCCATCATCAATCGTTTTGTAAAACTCAGGACTTATTTCCTTTATCTTACGCAGATTGTCTTTTCTTAAACCTTTAATAAATCTTCGTTCTTCTTGTGAACTATCTGTGCCTATCTCTGCAGTTAGTGCTGCATTCATATGCAAGTAAACATCCACTTTAAATTTTTCTTTTTTATTTAAGTCTTTTAACATAGTTAATAGTTAAAAATTGAGGTTGTTTATATCCTCATCTTGTTCTTTTTTTATATTCTCGTAGCTTTTTTTAGCTTCTACTTCTTCTTTTGTTAGCTTCTTAGAGAATCTTATTGTTAAATACTGCCCACCTTTTCCTTTGAACTCGTTAACCCAAGCACTAATCTTATAGTTATCTCCATTCACTTCAGCATTCCCCACCATATCAGGAGCATTGTCTTTTCTTTTGTAATCATTAGGGAACACCCTAATCTCTAGTCCATCTATCATTGTTCATTGTATTAACGAAGCTGTCTACTTCTTTCTTATTCTTTAAGAAGATAACCCTAGCTTTATTACCTTCTAAATAAATTTTATGTTTTAACATTTTATATTTAAGCATGGCATCCTTTGTAAAGAAGCCTTTAGTATCAACATACAATGTTATTTCTCCCAAAGATAAGACAAAATCTACAATTAAATTTGTTTCTCTTATTCCCTTGTTGTCAATGTCTCTGTATTTTGGCAGTAAATTTATCTTTACTTGGAACTCAAATGGTATATCAGTTATTTGCATTTGGTTGTAACAATATAACTCAAGCTTGGAATCAAACTTCTGTCCATCTTGTTGTACTTTTACTGCACCAAACTTATTGTATTTCTTTTTCTTCCAATTCATATTCGTTAGAAAAAGATTCACCTAAGTTTTTTAGCAACTCTAATCTAATAACCTTAACTACATTATCATTCATTTTACTCTTCCATTTTTTCTTAAACAACTCTTGGTATACTCTAGCTAAAAACTTTTTATCTCTAGATATTTTTAAAGTATCATTGCCAACAACTAAAACTTCAGCCTTTCTATCTACCCAACTGTTTCTTTCTTTAACTTTGACATACCAAATGCTTGTTGATATAGTCTTGTATGTTCTTGTTTCATCTACCATATATAATATTTTAAAAAGGGAAGGGCAGCATTATGCTTAGAACTGCCCAACCCTATTAATAGAGGTGTTATGAAGGGAAAAAAGTTAATCCCACTCTATGCTTTACAACACAAAGCACCTCTAAAGAGAAGTTAACCAAGGCAATCAGAAGCCCTCTTTATACCTCACGACACAAAGCTTCTCTATAATTTATTTTAATTTTCTCATTTGATTTCTTTCAATAAATATACAAAATTCTCTATCACTAAATGAACCTTCTCTTACAACTTTCCTGCCTGAAAACTTAACATCTCCTTTAATATCCTCAGCATGAAGGTAAAGAATAACACCATCAGAATATCTGCACACAAAAAATGTAGGTGCTAATTTGTTGTAGTCTTTTAATTTTTCCCATTTATATAATGATAATATCTGAGAGTGATATTTGTCTGATGATGTTTTATAACATTTAATTTCCACAAAAGCTACTACTCTTTCATCTTTAACTATAGCATAGTCTAAAGAATGTCTGTCTAATTTTTTATAAGAAAAATTTCCTTTAGAACAAAACTTTTTTATAACCTGTAACTCATTGTCTAAGTCTTCCTGTGTTTCAAATCTTTTAGTACTCATAGTTTTAATTTTATTTTTTCAGTCTTCATAATCTTATATGAATCCTCGTCTATATGTACTATAAAACAATCTTTAATATCATAATCCTTACACAGTTGTTGGTAAACTCTTAGCTGTATAGAGTAGTGATAGTAATTTGAATCAGGATACTTATGAAAATCTAATAGCATCTTCTTGTTGCCATAAGCTTCCTTGTCTATTGAATTGTTAGTCTTCCAATCTAATATAAAATGTTCTCCCTTTGGATTCTTAGCAATCATATCTACCTGACCTGCTAAGTTATCATTGTAAACAATGTATTCAACTGCAACAGTTTCTAATCTACCTGTCTCAAAGATATCTTCTATGCATTTTACTGCAGGCTTTTCTTTATCATATATCTCAGGGAGTATTATCTTTTTTTGCTCATGGTAATCCTCAAATATTTTGTGGATTGTTTTACCCATCTCTCTAGCATAATCTCCTTTGGCTTTCCATTCAGCTAAGACTTCTTCTTTAGAAACACCATCTCTTTTTGCAATCCTACTTGCAATAATGTTTCTTTTAAACTCATTCTTGTACTTACCTATGTAAGTAGTAACACTTGTTAGCTGTTTATCTCCTAAGAAATATGTGTGATTGTCTTCATTAAATAAAACCTTTCCATCCTTACTATATTTTTCCATCGTTTTGTATGTTATCTTCTAAGATAGTATCCAAAGGAATCTTATTTGAGAAGCACATACCCTTAACAATAGCCTTACATTGCTCACAATGTTGGTGAATNAAATCTAAATCTCTATCACTATCGTGAAAGAAACTTTCTTTGCATTGCTTTACAAGTTCTTGATGACCAATTAACCACTCATCCATGAATAGAGTTTGTGTTGCTCCTGCAGGCAGGTCAACTATATCTCTACCAATAACTGATTCAAGGTTAGCTATATGTCTGCTAACCATACCAATTTTTTTGTGAATTAATTTGTCATTAGCTTGTACGAAAGCACCTATCATATCTGCAATCTCAGTTGAGATTCCTATTGAACAAATATAAAAGGTCAAGGTCTTTATTTCCTGTTGACTTAAACTTCTTTTCTGATTTCTGAACGAACTTTTCCCATTCCATCTTTTGGTTTTTTATCTTTTCTAGTTTCTAAAATGTATGCACGCATATGTTTTCCAAACTCCATATTGTTTGGGTATCTATGCTCATATGAAAGACAGACAGCAGCGATATCTGCCATCTGTCTTGTTAATTTATTCTCAGGCATCTCTATTATATAATAGATTCTACTGTTCTGTCAGCCTCAACCTTAGTTAAGAACTGAACTTCATTAGCAATGACCTCAGTCTTATACTTAGTGTTACCTTCTTTGTCTTCCCAAGTACTGTACTGAATAGTACCATCAATAGCAACCTTCATGCCTTTCTTAACATACTGAGAGCATAACTCGGACAGCTTGTTAAAGGTTACGACATTATGCCAAGAGGTTTTCTCTTCTCCTTTGTACTTTCTTGAGGTAGCAACAGAAAACTTAGTTACTGTACCATTACCTGTTTCATTAGTTTCTAGGCTCTTGCCCTACCATTACCAATCAAAATTACTTTGTTCATGTTTATTAATTTAATTATTAAAATGGTGGCACATCTTCAGATTGGTTGTACCAATCTTGAGCAAGTACCGTTTGCTCAGGTTCAATCTTAATCATTTCCATAGTACTATCCTGCGACCTTATTAAGTTTGCGTGTTCGTCTATAGGATTGTATCTACTGTTGTTATTAATGTACTTGAAGTCTTGCATTCCGACCTCTCCTAAATGTTTGAATTTTATTTTTTGTACATATGCTGTTGTTGATTGAGTCTTAAAGTTACGATAAACTGTGATACCTACATCGGCTTTATCGTAAAAACTTTTACTACCTGATATGTCATACAGGGTAGGAACTTCATGTAATCCAAACATTGGATGGGCTGTATCTCTAATCTTATTCATCTTTCTAGGATGTGCTACAAGGAACACAGCAACATCATGTGCCTGCTTAAATAATGTGAGTTCATTTAATGATGTCTCTATGTACTGAGTCTCTGTCATACCTGTAGTATAGTCATGCTTAATAGTATTCCAAGGGTCAATAGTAAAGCCTTTAACTCCATGTCTTAACACTAATGATTTAGCTATTCCTAGTAGTTGCTTCATTGTATACATACCTTCGGTTGGTCTTACAAAAAAGAAGTGTTTGTTTATAAACTCAAGAGCAATTTCACACTCACTCTTTGTCATTCTGTCATAGCTATTATGAAAGAACCCTTTACCTGTTAGAATTTCTGCATACCTATAGATAAGATACTCTAAAGGATAATGCTCAGGTGAAAAGATTGCAAACTTCCATCCATTCTTAGCAGCTAACATAGCTTCCATCCAATTTAGAAATGAACTCTTACCATGTGTTGGTATCCCTGTTATAATATAAAGCATTGATGTTTTAAATGATACAAGGTCATCAAAGTTAGGGACTCCTAGCATATCTCCCCTGTCTATTCCTTTATCATACAATCTAAACAACCCTCCCTTACATTCATTGGCATTTATAACACCCTCAATAGGTAGTGGTGCTGCATTATCAAAGCAAGCCTTTAGATTTTCTACTCCATACTTGCATAAGACATCGTTAGCATCCTTGCAATCGTCAGGATAATCTATTACATAACACTTATCCTTACCTAATCTCCTAGCCAACTCCTTCTGTAGTGCTAATCCTGCCTCATCTTTATCTAATGCAAGGTAATACTTATTAGTTTTAGTTAAATACCCTGCTGAGTTTTCAATGTAGCTAAGATTATTATTACCTTTGTCTTGCTCCGTTAGGAACAGAGACCACAGATACCAACCCTGCTTCAATAAAACTTAATGCATCAATTTCTCCTTCAGTTATAATAACTGATTCAGACCCCTCAACTATTGAATCTATATTATACAAGACTAACTCTGCATTACTAACCATCTTGAAGCCTTTGTTTAGGCTACGATATTTTATGTTAACTACCTTGCTGTTCTTCTTATATGGAAAGGCAATACAATTAACTTCCTTTTGGTCTTTAGGAATAAATTGTTTTACTTGCCTTATGTCTTGGCTCTGAATTGTTCTACTGCTAATCTTTCTTTTATCAAAGAACCTTTCAACTTCTGTTCTTATCTCAGGCTGTGTGTAATCAACACTCCAAACAGGAGTTGTATAGGTTTTAATCTTTCCTACATGACCATTCCAACCACAGTTATGACAGTTGTATATCCCCTCATCTATATTAACAGATAAGCATGGCTCATTTTTATTAGAAGACTTCCTAGTGTGACTGCATTGAGGACATTTTGTTTTGGTCTGTCCTCCTGTAGCCCTAATAGGTATCCCTAATTCTTTTAGTTTATCTACATTCATAATTAGATATTAATGGTTAATAAATCATTTGCTTTCCTGATGTGGTATGTAATCCCTTATCATCAATATATTTTTTAATCCAATTCCTAAAGAAAGCCTTGTAATCTTTCTTGCGTTTGCCTGTTGAGGCTAACCAATTAAGACACATCTCTCTCTGCGAATCTAGTTGTGTGGTTGTTAGTATGTTGTACTGCTTATTGCCAAGCAGTTCTGATTTAAACACACCCCACTCTTGGTCATTACTCAAAACTGTTTTACCTTTAGAGGTTGGAGTCATCTCTTCCTCTTGGAAAGGCATATCTTCAACCTTCTTCTCTCTATGTTTATCCCACCTTGCATTAGCAGCCTTTCTTCTAGCATCCCTGATAGCATCAAACTTCTCAACTCTACTCATAAGACTCTGTGAATAAACTTTATCTCCTTCTCGTTTAAGTAATTCAACCTCAACTAAAAAGTCAATGAACTTAGGTATATCTTTTATGTTACAATCCCACATCACCCTATACAATAAGGGTATTGTGGTTTTCTTAGACATATCTAAGGCATTATTCTCCTGATTAAATAATGTTTCAACAATAAGCCACCACCATCCGTAGCCTTGTGTACCATACTCTGTCATGAGAACTATAATTTTATCATCCTCATGTGCGTTGGCATCATGGCTAAAGTAGTACGCTTTCTTATTGCTCATAGTATTATTCGTTTGGAATGGTTACTTGAATAGTAGTTTTACCATGGTCAGTCACAACAGCAGGTGGAAGTATCTCACCTGAATCATCAACTACACCATTAGTTCCTACACATAGTTTCATTTTCTTTTCTAGAACTTTCAAATCCTCAGCAGCTTGCACAGACTTAGCTTTAAGTTGCTTCCACTCTTCATAGTGGTCATAGCTATACTTTTTAGGTGTCCCCTTTTGAACAACCTTCATGCCATGAACAACACACTCATCACCATCAGCAAACTTATCTAGTTCAGATAGTGCATCTATCTTTACGTTGTCTATACAAGCATTGATAAACTCATTGATTGCTTTTAGCTTTGCAAATAACTTTAAAGAATCTACTTCACCTTCATCTAATAGGTGAGCCATTTGTTCTGAAGCTGAGTTATGAATGTCAGCCTTTGTGTATACCCTGTCTTCCTTGAAGACAACAGGTATCTTCACATCCCCTGTTAATTCAGGGAATGGAAGTGAATTTTTACCTGTCATAATCTATGCTTTTTCTAGGGTTAGTTTCATGTAAGTATCGTTGATGGCTTTCTTTAGTTCAGCGACTTCTTTCTCATCACTAATACCACTACCATCCACTATCTTCTGAGCATCTACCTTTAAAGAATCAGCATCTACATAAGAATGAATAGAGTTGATTGCATCTTTAAGAGGGTCAGCTTTCACCTCAGCCTTTGCAGGCTTCTTAACTGTAGGCTTCTTCGCTGCAGGTTTTTTAGCTGCAGGCTTTTTCTCTTCAGGTTTTGGTTCAGGTGTAGCTACCTTTACTGAGGTATTAGCTACCTTAGATTTAGGAACTCCTTTAAATACCTGTATACCAATCTCCAATAGAGAAGCACACTTACTTAATGCATCAGTAACAGAGGATTTATATCCATCAGCAGGCTCTGTGTTCTTGCCAACTAATGTATGACCACCATACTGAAACGATGTATACAAATCAAACTCTCTGATATATATTCTTGCACCAACGGTGACATACTCAGGGTTTTCTCCTTGTATATAGTGTTCTAACTCCCACCCCATGATACCAAACACATCATTCAACCTCTCAACTATAAAGATAGCTTTGATTGTTGAAAGAAAAGTCTTGGTTGGGTGTGGTTTAATTGCTCCATCAGGCATAGGTGCTGATAACTTAGCACGATATCCCTTTGGCAATGATGTAAATTTTCCACCAAAGCCTGTACCTCTTTCAAAGGTTTTGTTTTCTTCCATGTTAATAGAATTTAAAAGATTAATAAAATAATTATACTGCGAAGGAATCATCAATCACTTCAAAGTCTACTTGAAGTATCTCTGATATAGCCCTTAGAACATATTCATCTCTTGGTCTGTACTTGCCATTACAATACATAGATAGTTGAGACTTGTCTCTCTTTATCCCATACTCTTCTAGCTTAGTTCTTAACCAAGTTTGTGAACGACCTTCGCTTCTAAGAATATCTTTAATAGTTTTCTGTTCTGTTGTTACACTCATCTTGAAAAATTATAGATTAAAAATAATGCACCTATTACTATAGCTGCCATGACTAATATAAACATGAACCTTTGCCTGTCACTAACCTCATCCTTAGATAAGTCATAACGCATTTTGTTCTTGATTACTATTGTGTCTTCGCATCTAGGAGCAAGTGCTTCCTCTCCTTCAAACTTGGGTGGAGGCACAGCATTTATTGTTCTATCTTGCAGGTTGGATAGCCTGTTCATTGTAAGATATGTGTCAGTAAATGTCATCCAACTTATATAGTTAGGTTGCTTATGCATATAAGCATCAAACCAAAAGTCTTCCACCTGTTTTGTTTTGTTTCTTAAATTTCTTTTCATTGACTCAATACTTTCTATTGACCTTCCCATGTCAGTAGATAGTTTTATGTTTGAGCCTGATAAATTTCCTTTGAGATAGGCAAGTTCTCTCTTATTCCATCTCCGTTTTTTCGTCTTCTCCATTGTAATATTTAAATAGTTCAACATTATTAATACTAAAGTTGCCTAAATCATTAGCAACTTTCCAATACTTAGTTCTAAAATCATAGCTAAATTCAAGTAAGTTAGTTACTTGATTAACTGCATGGATTACTGTAGCGTGGTCTCGCCTAAACATCTTACCTATCTTCATATAAGGAAGTTCTTTTAGCTTCCTAACAAAAAACATACAAAGTTGTCTAGCTTCTACAACTTCTCTGACTCTACTACTACTTAAAACTATCTCAGGTTTTATCTTTAGTGATTCGCAAACACTTATTACTATAGTGTCTACAGTCTCATGATAATAACCTTCCTTAGTAAATAGCTAATCCACAGTATACATAAGGATGTATCCTAGTCTTCTCAGTCATATGGCAAATTTAATAAATTATTTTATAATATCAAAAAAAAGTTCTGTAGAAAAATNAATAGTTTTACTTTCCTTTAATTTAATTGTAATACAAAGTGCATAGCATATGCAATGCAAATGCATTACAAATGCACATCACCACCTAAACAATAGGATAGTGCTTGTAGTTCCTGAAGGTATAAGAAGTACTCTTTGTTACTTAGATTAGTAATCTTTTTTTTTACTTCAGGTTTAGCAATCTCGTATAAGCTTCTGTCAGGTGCTACATTTTGTAGTCTAGTATAAGCTTTATCAATTGCTTCCCAATGTGTCCTAGCTTGTATGTCTATAGTTAATTTGACATTGCTATCTTTGTTGTATGTTTTTACTACAAAATTTTTGAATGGTTCTTGGTGCTTGTTTGTTCTACTCATGATTTCTTTTTCTTTTAAAGTTAATAAAATTATAAATGTCCTCCGTATATCTGTTGGTTGTCCACATATATATCGTATCTATCTGAATCAATCTCTTCATCATGCTCCATTCCATTTAATGTTGCTTCAGAAACCTTATCATCCATGTATGTGCATGATATATTTTCATTAATCCAAGTATCAACATCATCTTCTTTTATTTCAGGTGGCACATTCACCTCAAACTCTGTTGACTTATAGTACTTTCTTGTTAGTGTTACTAAAACTTTTCTATGAGGTCTATTCTTTACAACCTCTTTAAACTTTTCAAGCTTGCTATCTGTAGTTTTGCATCCCTGATACATACCATATGCACCTTCAGTTGTTACTTTGGCAAACTCTTTTACTAATTC